GGTGACCGCTTCTATGCAGGAGGTGTACTTGAAACCCTCGACACATCAGACGGAGACGGGAACGAAGCCGTGGCTCTCGTTGGCTACGACGGATGCTTCGAACTTCCTGAGTATATCATCGAAGCCCTTGAAAAGAAGGGCGTAATCATTGACCTATGACACAAGAACAATGCGAACGTGCAGTCGAAGCACTGCAAAAATCTGGCTTCCGTGCCTCCCACATACAGGGAGCGCCTGGCGACCACGGCGTGTGGTTGGACGGCGTGTGGAACGACGCCCTCGAAGATTCAGTCAGCTTCCGAATCCACGACGAAGAGATTGAGTGGTGGGGAGTCGAGCCAACATAGAGAGTGTTAGTATATATCTCTCTCTGAACGTAGTGAAGAGAGATATATACAACACCTCTCAACAACATTTTCAAACTTCAAATCCAATACCAATGGACAACATCAAAGACATGACGAACGAAGAGTTCATCAGCCACCTCATGACGGGGTACAGCAAGTACGGGGCGCTCGTGCAGATGGTCATCATTGACTGCCTTCAAAAGGGACTCAATGAATACATTGAAAACGAGGACATGATTCTCGAAGAAGCAGAAGCTATGCGTGAAAGCGGACGCATCTCACTCATCAACATGGAGGCGTGGGTGGCTTGTTGCAAAGAAACTCTCAACCGAATCGAAGACAAGTACAATGGATAAGCAAGTAATCAACTACGAAACCTGCCACAAGTGCAGTGGTCACGGAATCCTTCTCAACTCTGAATCAGATGGGGAGGCGTGGCACTACGACTACGAATGTGAAGAATGCGAAGCAACATGGGATGTTAGCTTTGAACTCAGACCTTACGACAGAAACAACGACGATGACTGATATTGTAAACGTAATTATTCAGCTTGCCCGTATGCAGGGACAGGCGATCGACCGAGCACAGGCAGAGGCTCTCAACACTGCCGTAGAGAAAGCCCACGACAAGTGGCAAAACGAACAGAAAGATTTGGTTGATTGAAGTTTGACCATAGGGGGGACGCCTTTCGGGATGCAACCAAAGGTTCTCTTTGGGTGTGAAACGTCACACCTTCCCCCCGACTCTTTCAAGGGAGCGTACAATCCAACGGCAAAGCACTTCGGGCAAAGCACAACGGATGGGTACACGAGGCGTTCGATTCCCCTCCTCCCTTCTGTGTCGTGAGAAAGCTACTCACGAGGGGCATAGCCCGCAAGGTGTTCCTATGGATTAGGGAGGTTATCCTCGAAGGTTCGATTCCTTCAACATCTCCATCTAGTATCTCTTACTATACACTCTCTTCATTTATGAAGAGTGTATAGTTAGAGAGACTTATACGACTTCAAATTTCAAACTTCAATTCAATCCATCATGCTACAAGACATGAACACACGGCAACTTGCCGAAGCTATCCAAGAGGACTTGGGTAAGGTCAACCACATCATTCAGTATCTAAACCTGAATCTGATGGACGCCTGTTGCAAAGACGTATCAGGGGTTCACGAGTGCAGGACTCCCCTTGCCACACTCCTGTCTAACATCGACGAGGCATCTGACCTCATCATCGAAAAAACTTACAATAATCCTTTCTCATCATGAAGCAGTACGCAGTAATCCATGCGGTAGCTGGCCTCTTTGAAGGCTACTCCGACACCACCTGTGAGTTCTTCCCCAAGCGGGGGCTTGCAGACAAGCACATCCTTGACATACTCAAGGACTACCGACAGGACAGGATGTGTGTCAACATCGACCACCGAGAGCTTGACATCTACGTCACCCTCACTCGTGACTACGAGGACTACCACGCTTGTGTCCCCTTCGACATGGAGCACGACGACTGGGTGGCAGAGAACGGAGACGACGTTAGTGTCGAGGTTTTCCGAATCATCGAGCTTGATATGTCCAACCGCTCTGACTCCACCGAGTCATGTTGGTTGACGTGGGACCAACTCGAAGCTGACCAAGCATGGGACTACACCCCCTTGTGTATGTCCTTGGTAGCTCGTGTGTCCTCCGATGTGATGGACACCACCACGGATGCCATCGACAACCTTGAACAACTGACAGATTTCATCCATAGTGTGTACATGGGTAACCACGCATTCATCGACGTAGACGACTACTCAATGCACGCTTTCCGTATCCCCAAACCCAAAAACTAAAACAGCTATGACTCGTGAAGAAAAGATTGAACGCTACGTCGATGCCGTAGTGCAGAACATGGACCACAAGACCATGTACGAGAGCCTCTATGAGTACATCTATGAGTCGCTTGGATTTGAATCAGACGAATACATCGAAGACCTATACAACGAATACTTTGAAGACAATGACTAACAAATTCGAAAGAACAAACGGAACAGCTATTGCCGCCGCAGTGGGATGTGTGTTCATGGACAGGATGCAAGAGTACATGGAGCTACAAGACACACCTGACTTCGACGTGCAACAGCACCTGATGGAGCTGTACGAAGACCTTTCAAACCTTTACAACGACAACATACAATGAAAAACATATCTGAATTTTCTGAAGCCAAACAACGCGCGTTGATGGTTGACATCAGCAATGTTCTCAATGACTCTGGTGCTTACACAGCACTATACAAGCTACTCGTTGACCAAGCAGAGGTGATACTTCACAGCGACATGGAGAACTTGACCTTCGACCTAGAAGAATTTATTATTAACTGGATAAAAATTGAAGACAATGACGAATGAAGAATGGAGCGCTCATCTCAAGCAACACTGGGCAGAACTGCCTGACCAAATCGAAACACCAATGACTAGTAAAGACATACAAGACTACATCGAGATTGACCTTGGACAAGACATGCGTCACGATCCGTGCATGCTCCTCGAAGCAACACAGGAAACCGCATCCGCCTTTGAGCTTGACGAGTGGAAAGTCCTTCGCTTCGTACTTGCCAACGAACCAATGGTAGGCACACACAGCTATGGGTTTCACACCCGCTACGGCAGGGCAATCACAGAACACTTCTCATTCATCTACCAAGCATGAGATTCCCACGATTCACCAAGAACCTGTGGGTGGTGGGCAACAAGGTGTGTAGTTACGGCACACCTGTGGCTACAATCCAGGGGGGTAACTTACAGCAACTACCTGGTATTGTGTCAGTTACAACCCAGCGACACATCAACTATGCGGCAGAACAATTAAAACTCAAACTCAAAAAACCCATCAACCCATGAATTCAGCACAAGAATCCAAGAACGAGCTTAACGCGGCTATCCGCTACGCAGAGAACGCTATCTCCTCTGCCAAAGAAACCATCGAGTCGATGGAGTTCCGTCAAGAGATGGCTAAGAAGCAGTACTCCGAGCAGACAGGCCGTGAGCAAACCCTACAAGCTCAGGTTAAGTTACTAGAGGAGCGAATTGCGGACATGAGTTCCGACATGGTGGGCGATGCCGCCACCATCAAGCAACTGCGCGAGCAGAAAGACACCCCTACTATGCCCGTCATCCCCAAGGCAGTAGCCATCGCCATCTTCCGCGAGGGTATGGCGTATGGTGCGGGCAATGTTTGCGATGAGCTTGACAATGCAACTGACATCGAAATCAATGAGACTGGATATACAGGCGGGTTCGAGGTGAACTTCACCAAGTACTTTGACCTCAGCGATGAGCTTGACCTTGACCACCTACGTAGCAAGGCCGTTGACAACAGTGACGAAGAGTGGGTTGTAGACTGCCTCAAGACCCTGTGTGCAGACAACAAGTTCGAGTGCCGCATCCACGGGGTTGACGACCAAGAAGAAAAGAAGAATGACTGACGAATACATGACCATGCTCCAAGAGCGAATATGCAAGATGATGCAGAGGTATGAGAAGGAGCGCAACCCAAACGACGCAATGATACTTGACTGCATGTTGCGTGACTACGAAGCAAAACAAAGACTAATGATGCAAAATGAAAAACTTAAAGAGATACAGAGTCCGTTTCCACCTAGCCAAGGGTGACCACTTCATGCAATGGCAGGTGTTCGACAAGCAGAAAAACACCAAGGATTACCACGATCCTGAGACGCGCAGTATAATTATGCGTAACTGCATGTTAGGCAATCAGCCATCTACTGCGAAAAAAATTTTTAACGGAGATAATAAAACAGTTTGCGCTTGGGTTGCATGTGAAGAGGTTGTTGTCGTAGATTCGGTACCCTCTTTGAATCGCATGGAGCACTACAAGTACAACCCACGGAAGAACCCCCACTGGTTTACCGACAATACCAACAACGCTGATGGCAGAAAATTCAAAATCATGGTAACCAACAAACGCAAGGTGTATGGATAAGTACACGAGGTTTCTTCGCAACCTAGCCAAAGGCGAAGGCGGTAGCGCCCGCTCAAGACGCAGACTAATGGAACGTGAACTACAAAAACTAAGACAGAATGACGGAGAAAGAAGTGATGGACTGGATGGAAAAGTATCTCAACGGGACGAAGGCAGAGACCTCAGCCCTCGGGATGATAAAAGCTGACATCAACGAGCACGGGTTTGAGACCTGGCTTGAATTGCCACCCGAGACTATTGTCCACACATACCTGGAGGTATCAGAAGAAATCTCACAGGAGCTAGTGGATAGTTTCACCACCATGTTCGCACAAGAACAAGAACTAGAACAGCTAGGCATCGAGCAGAACTTTACGCTCGATCCCACGGAATGTGTAACCGCCATGCGTAATGGCATGACCGACATAATGAGGTCGTTGCTATGCTACATCGACGTCCAACGCATGGCAAACTCCCTAATCCATGAAAACTGATATTGAACAGATACTAAAAAACATACGCATTGCCTACGAGTACGAGGTGGGCGAGTACCTTGAGCCCGACAACAGGCGGAGAGAAAAGGTAGAGCTTCGCAACGCTCTCGTAAATGCCGCCCGTCCATACGGGACAACCAGACAGCTTGCCGAGATGGTGGGCAAAACCAATCATACAACCGCTATCCACATTTGTCGTGAACACGAGGTGTACTACAACTACTCCCCGAAGTATCGACAGAACTACGCAGTCGCATTGGGTGTGGTTGAGAAGTTTGCACGAAGGCATCATCTACTGCCCAGGGTTAACGGGCAAGGCAAAGCTCTGTCCTCATACGAGCACGAGATTGACGCCCTCAACAGCACCATCATTGCACTACAAAAAAGACGAGATGGATTCATTGAATCCTTGGATAAGAAGAGGAAAATGGCTATCTTGCACAACGAATCAACAATTTAATACATGTCTAATTACAAGTTCAAGACCACGAACATTCGTGGCAAGCAGTACGTTGAAGTCAACGAACGCATCAAGTTCTTTCGACAGGAAAATAAGTATGATGGGTGGGGTATACACACCGACATCAACATGCTTGATGGCACTCAATGCCTTTGCAAGTGCACGATCACAAATACAAGCGGTGAGGTAATCGCTCAGGGCCATGCACACGAGGTGCAAGGGTCTTCCAACATTAACAAAACAAGCTACATTGAAAACTGTGAGACATCCGCAGTCGGACGAGCTTTGGCAATGCTCGGAATCGGAATCGACACGTCTATTGCGTCGGCTAATGAAGTCGAAGACGCAATCGCAAAGCAACAAGCCATCGTTGAGAACCCTCACGTTCAAAAGCTTAGCAAGAAACTCGATGCGCCAGTCGAGAACATCATGGACAAAGCAGTTGCATACATCAAGGGTCAGTCAGACAAGCGAAAGGCCTTTGAGTCCATCACAAAGAAGTACGGGGACCAGCTGACTGAGAAGCAGGTAGCGGGTCTCAAGAAGTTCGTGCGATGAACATGCGCGACAGGTTGACGGAGAGCGTGGGCAAGCCCCACCTCTCTTACTCCTCTCTCAAGTATGCACTCGGAGACATGCGTCTCTGGGAAATGTACATGCGAGGACAACTCAAGAAGGAGTCACAGGCTCTGACCTTTGGCTCATTGTATGACATGATGCTATTTGAACCAGACAATGTTAGAGACCGCTTCTATTGCCTTGACGATTCTGATATCGTCGCTACTATTGGTGGCCGCAATCCTAGAAATACGAAGAAGTACCGTGAATGGAAAGCGGAAGCACTCCAGACAACGCAGAACGCGGACAAGGAACTGGTCAGCACGGAGGAGTGGAAAACAGCGGAAGAGATGATCGAGCGTCTGAAGGTGAGTGGCTTGTATGACAAGCGATTTGCTGGAGGCAAGTATCAGGTAGAGTTCAATGTTGACCTAGATGGCATTCCATTGAAGGGATTCTTGGACTGCCTGCAAGACGATTGCATCATTGACTCCAAGTCTTCCCGTGGTATTAACAAGTTTAAGTGGGACGTAAGCGGTTGGAGCTATGACATCCAAGCGTACATTTACACCAAGGTCTTTGACATCAAAGACTTCTACTGGGTCGTGCAAGAGAAGACATTCCCATACTTCCCTGCCGACGTCAAGTGCTCAGAAGAAACTCTCTTTAAAGGAGAGATGAAGTTTCACGAAGCCGTAGAGAACATCAACGCATGGCTCGATGGCGACAGACAATCAGACAAACACTATGCAGAATTTATTGTATAAATCATGGAAGGTGGTTTGGTACACCACCGTATTCCTTTCATTTCATTACACCATAACTAATTTTTTATTCTCATGAGCGATAAGCAATATGATTCAGTCCTCGTTGGATACGTGGACGAACCTCGCTACTACGAAGGCGAGCTCGGTAACTGGAGTTTCAGCATGACTGTTGACGAACTCCAAGATGTGATCAACAACTACGCCTCCAAGGTCCAAGAGGACGGCAAGGGCGGCAAGGCCTACTTCAAGCTCTTCATGAGCAAGAATGGCAAGCCATGTTGTTCAGTGTACAACCCTCACAGCGAGGCTGCCAAGGCACGACGTGCCGAAAAGAAGGCCAAGCAAGCTGAGGCAGTAGGGGATGACCTCCCCTTCTAAGGCTCCTATCTACTTCATGACCGCTCGTGTCGCCTTCAAGAAACGGAAGGTTGTACACGAGCGTGTCGTGTGGATAGTATCCGTCTTTGACGATCCTAACGACATACGCCAGTACGATTACAAAACAATGTCACGATTACAGACAGAGCTGTACGGCAAAAACTCCAAGTCTGAAAGGCAAATCATCATTAGGGAAATCATAGACAAGAAGTTTATATCACACTCAACACTCTCGTTAGATGAACACAAAAAGCAAAATAAAATCGAAGTGTAAAAAGTTGGAAGCCCTGCTGCTTGAGAAGAACGACAAGTATGGCGATGCCTCGCTTGAACCGATTAACATATTCTCCAAGTGCAATGCTGTTGCCAGCATCAAGGCGCGTATAGACGACAAGCTTAAGCGCATAATGAACGCAGGCCCAATAGATGACACAGAAGACACCCTGCAAGACCTAGCAGGATACCTAATACTTTTAATGATCGCCCAAGACAATGCAAGTAACGATATTCAAAAACGTCTTCGACAAGACAACACCACACTACATCCCACTACAACAAGCGTTGGAGAGGATTCAGAGTGGGAAGTCCAGTACGCTAGTATCTGAGGTCAGAGATGGCGACAAAGAGAAAAAGAAGGAGCTCCCCGTTGTCTGTTTCAGCGGGGAGTTTTCGTCGCGTTCCGATGACGCGCTCTTCGAGCATTCGGGACTTGTTGTTCTGGACTTTGACCACGTTGACGTTGACGCGACCAAGACGTCCCTTGCCACGGATGATTTCATTCATTCATGCTGGACTTCGCCTAGCGGAAACGGCGTCAAGGCGTTGGTCAAGATTACGAACCCCGAGCGTCACAGGGACCACTTCCGTGCGCTCATCAAGTACTTCGAAAGAACACACGGACTTGAACTAGACGAGTCGGGTATCAATGAGTCACGGGCTTGCTTTGAGTCCTACGACCCCGACATCATCATCAAAAATGACTGTCAGAAGTTTGGTCACTTTGCAACGGAGTTTGCCGAGGCGCAGACACCAACCAACGAAGCCTACGACTACACCGACTACATGAAGCTCAACTTGGCTGCGCGTATGATCCGCAATGCAGCCGATGGTGAGAAGCACAGCACACTTGTACGTGCAGCGCGACTGTGTGGTGGTTACGTGGCCGCTGGAAAGATGGAGCAGGACGAGGTTGTTCGCATCCTGCACCGCGAGATTTGCAAGCGTGACGTTGAGTCAGAGTCGCATGCCATGAACACCATCCTAGATGGTATTGAGTTGGGCAAGAAGATGCCCATCAGGGAGATCATCGACGAGGAGAAGACCGCGCAACGCGAGATGCTACTCAACGATGGCGACATGTCCTTTATTTCGTCTGACGACGAGGACTGGAGATGGATTGACGACTACGCTCAAGGCATGATTCCAATCGGCTTGGACACTGGCGACCCCATGCTTGACGAGTACTTCCGATACAAGAAGGAGTTTGTCATTATCAACGGGCACAGCAATGTAGGCAAGACGACTACAGCTCTGTACATGATTGCGAACTCAGCCATCCGTCATGGTTGGAAGTGGATTATCTACTCATCAGAGAACCGCACCGCATCCGTGAAGATGTCCCTAATGCAGTTCGCAGTCAACCGCAAGGTGGGCGACATGAACTACAACGATCGCAAGCAGGCATACAAGTGGGTCAACGAGCACTTCACTATCATCAGCAACAATCAGGTGTACAGCTACAGCGATATCATCCTCTTCATGGAAAAGGTCATGCGCCAACAGCCATGCGATGCGATCTTTGTAGACCCCTACAACAGCCTGAAGCTAGATATGAAGGGAAGCGGTCTCCAGACCCATGACTACCACTACGAAGCTGCTTCAGAGTTTCTCACGTTCAGCAAGACACATGACGTAGCCGTATGGCTCAACATGCACGCTGTGACCGAGGCACAACGACGTAAGGGTGAAGACGGTCTTCCTGTCGCCCCCTACGCTGAAGACACAGAGGGTGGCGGAAAGTTCGTAAACAGAGCGGATTGCTTTCTTACTATTCACCGAAAGGTTCAATCGCAAGACCCTAGCATTCGTAAGCTCAGCGAGTTACACGTTCGCAAGGTTCGCGAGGTAGAGACAGGCGGTCAACCCACTCCTTTGGACGATCCATACAAGGTGGTGATGAATCTTTCCCACACTGGATTCACAGGCTGGCTGTCTAAAAAGCCTCTGTTTCAGCCCATTACGATAAGCGAACCCACACAGATGCCTATGAACATAAGCTTTTTAGGTTGACATTGTAAGTCGGCAGGTGTAACTTCGCCTTCGTGAAGAAACAAAAGGCACGGACAACCAAACGTCGTTCTTCCCGAAAAAAACAGCTAGGCCGTTACGCAAGCAGTCTTGAGAAGTACTGCGCGGATCAGTTAAAAGAATACGGGTTAGCTTTCGACTATGAGGAACATCAGTTCGAGTTGATGGACCGATTCAGGTTCCCCAACAAGTATTTCAAGATGACTGCAAAAGGTAAGGAGATGACAGACCGATCTGGATCTGTCGTCCTCCCTATCACTTACAAGCCTGACTTTGTGGGCAGAGACCACGATTGGATTATAGAAACAAAGGGATATCTACCGTCTCATCATGACTTTCCAATGAGGTGGAAGCTTTTTTTGCGCCATTTAGTTGGAAATCAGGCAAAAACGATTGTATTTTTAGCCAAGAACAGCGGTCAAGTAGATCATGCTATTCAGGAAATCCTAAAATCAATCAAAGATGGAGAAATCTAAACTGAGCTCCTACTACTACCTGGCATGTGACCGCATCCATCAAATCGTAGACGATCTGTATGAAGCGGTTCATGACGAGTTTGGAGGGCCAGTAGAAACGTCTGACGAGGTGGAAAAGGCATTGGGTGATGTAAAGACGCTAATCTGGCACGAGATAGACCTTATAAGAAGTGCCGTAGATGAGCACGAGTCCTAAGCGAAGAGCATACAGCAATGCTACAGGACGCATGGCTGAGGTTAGATTTGTCAGGGCAGCAAGAAACAAGGGCTTGCTCGTAACCAAGGCGACGGCCAAACAAGACATCCACGATCATGTGGATTACTGGCTTGCCATGAATCATGACGGCAAGCACTGGGGTGTAGATGTGAAGGGCAACAACCTTCCTGATGAGGTTTGGGTAGAATTTAAGAATGTAAGAGGAAATGATGGTTGGCTCTATGGGGGTGCAACCATTATTGCTTTTGATATGCCTGAAGAAGGTGGGTTCGCGATCGTAGATCGAGATGAACTCGCCTTTTTTTGTGAGAAGCATGTACGTGACGAAAAAGTGACAGACAAGAAGAATGCGTACCTAAGAAAGTACACCCGAAAGGGACGCGAAGATGTCATCTCTATCCTTAAGTTACACGATCTCAAGGGGTTAATGTCTTACCGAGTCTGGGAATACGATCAAAGATATTGAGTATCTTTATCGGTCCATGAGAATAAACAGACACAAAAAGATCAAGATGAATATCGACAGACTTTTAGAGGCAAACGCTAAGTATCAGGCAGCAAACGTATGCGTTACAAATACTGCTGAGCAGCAGAAAGAAATCAACGACTACTGCAACGAAAAGTTCATCAAGCCTATAGAGGACATTGATCCTGAGTGGTTTGGGATCATTAAGAAGCAGAGCGATTAAACCCAGTTGTTAGAACCTAAAAAGACAAGTCTTTTGCCGTCAAACATATAAGTAAGCCAGTTTCCAACATCTATAACTCCATTGTTAAGGCCTGGAATAAGGTTTCTAGAACGAAACGGGTATTGAAGGTCGTCCAAGTTTGGAGGTATGGTTTCAGAATAAAGAAGGAAATTCCTAATTAAATAGCCTGCTTTTTTATTTTTTACTCCTATACAAAAAATAGATCCTGGGATAAGTTTAGCGTCAACATCAATCTCACCACTATCCCCATCCGCGCGGTTGCTACCATGGAAGATTTGCAGAATCTTGTCACCGATCGTTATATCGATTTCTGAGTAGACATCACTGGGAATCTGATTAAAGTCAAAAAGAATCTCATGATCTTTTTTGTCTGGGTACATCTGTGCAGCCCCCTCTTTGCCGTCTGAGCTAATAAACCACTCAACATTTTTGTCTTCGTTGGCATTGAAAGCGGCTAAAACAATATCCGACGCAGGTCCTAGGCCAGTGATGACGTCGTTGTCTACGACCTTGAGTCCAGACTCGACAAATGGAAATACGTTTTTCTTAGCCATAACTTACACAGTTGCAGTTAAGCCAATCGGAACCCAGTTCTCTCCGTTCCAGAAGCATGTGAACACAGAGGCTTCAGTGCTTCCCGCGTACTGAAGCTGGACCTCTCTGAAGTCAGCGTCATTGTTAAATGGTCCGTATGGATCAGTAGAATCCCCAAGGACTACGATGCAAGAGAAGTTTCCAGTGTCCTTACCGACCTCGACCATGATCCCAGGAGTCTCTGGCTTGCCGAGCTTGATCTTTACAGCTCCTGCTGGGGAAGGGTTGATGAGAACCCTGCTTGTTCTCTTGTTCCATTCTTTGTCTGTACCAGCAGAGTCAATGACCTGAACTGGCTCCCTGTCGTCCATAAACAAGGGAAATACATTTTTTTTGTAATGCCCTGGCATCTTTGTGTTTTTTACAAATATAAGACATATTGAGCTTGTGATTATTGCAACATAATCATCATTATACAGGTTTCTCTTGGTTGTTGATTGGGGTCGAGGTAGTTTAGCCTCATGAGAACAACACTAGCAATGTTGGCGCTGCTTGCTGCTGGATGCAGCACAGCCCCCAAGAACCTCTACATTCACCCAGAGCGCTACAACTGCGATCTAATTATCCCCACGATTTGGGATGGTAGTCATCCAGTTAAGCACTTTCAGCACGAGCTTTTAATCGGTATGACTTACTACGATTACATGGGCATGCAATACACCCTTATGGACACCGATACGCCTGGAGTTTTTGTGCTTAGAGTGCAAGTAGCCAACCCGTAACCATTTGTAATTAGATAACGTACCAAAGGTATGTGGTCAACTTACATAATGGATTTTCTTCTCCTTCTTCAGGCGTATGGTTCATGTCCCGCTCCTGGGAGTCAAGCAGCTGCGCTGGACTTTAACGGCAACGGCATCATTGACATGGTTGACTTTTTAGAAATGCTGTCTCAACAGCCTCCAATAGTCTAAGCATGGATGATTATCGCCCCGAAAAGCAGTATCACCAGATAGTAAAAGCCGTAGTGTCAAAGGACTTTAAGTTCATCCACGTTGACGCGGGAATAAACGAAAACGGCTTTCAGCGCATATTTACAGAGACAAGCGAGGAAGAAGTGGCTCACGTTTACCTGTACCCAATCATTGAGCAGATGGTAAGGTCGGAGTTCTACGACTTAAAGGACATGGCCCTCACGATCAAAGTGACGTGGGTTTAAAAGTCGTTTAGCATGATGTCGTCTACGGCCTCTTGAACTTCTTCAATGGTCGCATCCATCGTCATCATGATGTTCGCTTGAAACCTCTCCTGCTCCTCTCCCTCTTTGAAAACAACAATGGTCGGGACGACAACAATCTTGTGCTTCTTCTGAAGCTCTGGAGCAGTAGCGATGTCCACACGGGCAGTTTCGCAGTCGTCAAGTTTCTCGATCCATGGGACACTGTTTTGTGAGTTAAAACTTGCGTTGAACTCTACCACGCAGATTCCTGATCCGCACAGTTCTTTATCCTCTGCAGGCGTTACAAAAGCTGCCGCCAGTAACAATGCACAGCAGACATATAGGGTTGATATGAGTTTCATGTGTCATTTTAGTTGATCTATTTTCTCTTCAATGCGCTTGATATCTTGCTTGATTTCAGTTACATCTTCTTGAGTAGTCATAATCGTTTGACGAACTAGCTGGTCTTTCATGTCGAACTCCATGCGCGTAATCTCTGGTTCAGCAGGAAGCGGCAATTCTTTTGCTTCTGCGATGTCCGCTTGCAACGCAAACCACATAGCCACAACTGTGCCTATCCCTGCTGCCACCATCCCAAGCGTCTTGAGATCCAGCGTTACCTTAGTATCTTCTCCAATTTGTTGTGCCATTACAGTAGTATGTAGTTGAGTCCTACAGAGAAATCGTGCCACTCTCTGTTCCAGTATCTGTTGTATTTGCCCTCAGCAAACACGCCGAGGCTCTTTGTAAGCTTGGTTCCAAACACCAGGCCAAAGCCCAGGTCAACCCACTGGCTGCTGTTCACGAAGTTGTGATACGAGTACTCGTCGCCTGTGTCAAGGTGATAGGGCATTACATTGCCCCAGGAGTGCAACCAAAAGTTTTTTTCGTAGTGGTAGAAGTCAAATCCAATAACCGCTGAGTACAGCCACTGGCTTTCAAGCTCAGATCTTTTCTTAGATACATACTCATCTAGAACTTGTGGGATGACCACTTGCTCCCATACCGCTTGGTCGTTTGCAACCATGGTGCCGTCTGGAGAGAAGAACTCTCCTGTGTTTACATCCACGCTATACCCCTGCTCCAAAGCCAAAGCGGTGTAGTGTATCTGATTGTTGTCCAGAAGCCATTGCTGAAGCGGGTCGTACCCGTAGGGCTCAGATATTCTCTGCACAACACCTGCGTTCAGAGAAAGCTTCTTACCGATCTTCAATCTTCCCCGCTCTGAGGCCTCAAAGTATCTAACGTCAGCAAAGCCGTCTTGCAGGTATTCTGCCTTCACAACCCAGCTGTCAGCTACGTACCTAGCAAAGTAGTCTTGATCGAGAAAGTTCTTGCCCTGCTGCCTTCTCCAGTCAGCCTCGGCCAAGAACTCAAAGCCATCGTACTTACCTACCGTTGCTGCGTCACCGTATGTCTTTTCTGTTCCGTCGTAAAAGATGTTGGCTCTGTTCTCATATCCAAACCTTGCTATCTTTCTAACTCCAATAGTCAGAGAATAGTCAAACGGCGTCTCAACAATGTCTGTAGTAAGCGGTCCTGTCGCCACAGAAAACACATCCTGATCTGATACGGAGTTGCCTCCGTTCACGGCTGCGTAGAACGTAGCTCTTCTCAACACATTCTTGTAAAAGTCACTTTGCCCAAGCGCGAGCAAGGGCAAAAGCATAAAGGCGATGGCTACAAGTTTCTTCATTGTCTTACGATTGTTTCTCTCTTGATTCTACCCTTGTAGTTGGCCATGATTACATACGGTCCTGGAGATGGCAGCTCAACTGTGTTGCCTGTGGTTGTTTCAACAACCCTACCCCTTGCGTCAAACAAGGTTATTAGAGTGCCCACGGGTGCCTGAATGTTTACCAACCCTGATGTTGGATTTGGAAAAAATTGAAGCAATGACCTTACAGCCATTTCCACTGACGTCACTCCAGCGCCACAGTAGTTGTACATCTCTGCACACACCGCATCCCACGCTGTTTCGCAGCAGTATGGGTCAACCTCGATCACCCACGAGTAGCAGTAGTCGTTGGCCCAATATGGTTGTCCTGGACCTGTAATGCAGCCCGCATCATACAGGCATGCTTCTTCATTAGAAACGTTAGCTAACTCATTGTAATTAAATGCGTTAGGGTCCATGCAGTCAAGTACAACTTCAATGCAGTCTCCCGTATCTACGTTTGCTTCTGAATCGTAGTTAAGGGCTTCGGAGTCCATGCACCCAAATACAGCGAGCGTCTCGCAGCTGCCGTCGTCATAGTCCGCTTCGTATCCCTGATTGTAGTACTCGACGTATCCAGCCTGCGTGCATCCAGCATTGTAGTAACAGCTCCCATCCTCTGTATTAGCTTCGTCATCGTAGTTCTGTGCGGTGTCGTCAGTGCATCCGTACATAAACGGAATGCAGCTTGTACCGCAGTAGGGCATAAAGCTGTATACGTTCCACTCTGGGTTCTTGAAAGGCTGAAGCGCCCCCTGACCATTGTCAAAGAACGGGTTAAGACCCTCCACCATCAGCGTGTCTCCAAGCTCGTTTGTAACAAGGATGGAGTTGTGAAGTGTTTGAAACTCAGTCTCTTGAGGCGGTTGCTGTGGTCCTCCAACCTCAAAGTAGTACACGTCTACCTTTTCGTCTGAGTCAAGGATCAGGTCCCAGGACTGAGAAAACTCTCCAGGCCCCATGGTAAAGATCCACTGCAGGTCCCCCTGCTTTACACCTATGTGTGAATTGCCCCATCCATCTCCTGCTGCATCACCGATTCTTATGGTCGTGACGCACGGGCTGTTGAGGTCTGAAATTGTGGCGGTTGAGTCGTAATTAAATGATCCTGGGTCCATGCACCCCCAGTTGTGTAGGGTGAGGCAGTCCCCTGCTTCTGTAGCTTCTGGGTTGTAGTCAACGTAATCGTCGTCCATGCAGCCCACTACGGGCTCTTCGATGGCGCACGGCTCTACAAACACGGCACCTGAGTAGTGAACGTTTCCGTCGTTGTCTGAGTAGGATAGATCTTCCAGCTCCCAGACAACCTCTTCGTCGCATGCAGTGATGACCACTCCTCCATCTTGACCTCCGCTTGCAGAACCATTGAGACCGTCTCCGTATGTGTCTGTCAGAATAAGCTCGAAGCCAAGTGCAACGCAGAAGTCGTAAGTGTAGGTGGCTAATTGATCTCCAAAGTTAAAACCCCCTGGAAGCACCTGCTCGTAGAACTGACCGACAGCAAGGTCCACCAATGTAAATCCAGTTTCGTTAGGCCAGTTGTCTAGTGTAAGCTCCATAGACACAAATGCCTGACCCTCAGGACACTCGCTGACGTTACATGTTCCGTTGTCTACGGTGGCCCATGGGTTGTAGTTGTTGGACGACTCGTCCATACAACCAGGCATTGGCAGCTCACACGGGGTAAGGGTAAACGGAACTGTTATCTGAGCTGTGTCAAAGTCAAAAACAGCGATATCAAGCTCGCAGTCATTGTTCAGCTTGAACCATCCTTCTCCAAACCCACAACAAATCCCGTCCCCAAAGGCGTCGTCAACAACCATGTTGTACTCACCAGATGGAAGCGGGATTGTTTGTTGGAAGTACGTTGAATCAGCGTATGGGCCCCCAGAGGCCACAGACTCATCGGAGCCAACTGGATATATGTTCCAGCTGCTTTCCTCTCCGTAGGCGTCACTCTGAAACTCAACTCTTACCCAGCTGGGCTGTGCTGCAGCCAACAGGGGCAAAAAAAACAACAACGATATTATCCGCTGCATGACTCGCAATCCTCTGGGTTGTCGATGTTGCAGGTGATATCACCGTCTTCAATCTTCTTTTCTTGCTTCTTGAGCTTGTCTTGATCCAAAAAGCTGATGTCGTCGAAGTCCTCTTCCATGTTATTTTTTGGCTTTTTCAATGGTTCTTCCTGCGAAATACGCACCAAAGGCGGTGAGCATAAGTATCTCAAGTAAAGATACGTAACTATCTTTTACGTTAAATGGCCAGTCATCCATGCTGTCTGCAACCATGGTGACCATAAACATGGTCATAAGAGCAATCAAAGTTACTGGTCTGATCAGCTTAGCGAGCTTTACGTCACTACCCATGTCAGCCTTCCATCGCTCCGTTACGTTCTCCTGAAACTTTACCTCTGCATCCACCATGGCCTGAGCCTCTGCAGGGTCTACACCTGGCTCCTTGTCCAGCAGGTTTTTTACTACGCCGAGTGCGCCTTGATCTGGGAGCAGGTCGCCTACCACGTCAAGCACTTTGGGAGCTTTGCCCTTTAGCCAAGCCCCTAGCTTGGTGTTTTTAATCTTGTCCTCTGAGTTCTTCATGTTTTCTGTTGTAAATGGTCATTACTCTTCTTTGTCTCTCATCAAGCTCGTAAAGCCTGTTAATTTTTTCCGTTCTGTCCTTTATGTCCTTAGCCAGCCTTCTTTGAGCTCTAATTGTCTTAAGGGTCTTGTTGGTCTCCTTAAATAACTTGTGAAGTTCCTGAACACCTCGGTATCTTCCTGGAGTGTAGATTGGCTCCTTATCAAGTTCTTTTTTGAGCTGTTGTATTTCAAAGGTGTTTTCCTTGTACTTGTCGCTATCAAAGTATCTAGATGGCTCCCCGTATACCTTTCTAATAATCGGTATTTGACTGGGGCGCATTCTAATTCTGTTTTTGCCCTGGAATCCAGCTGTCATTTTCTTAAACGCATCGTAGCTCATTCCTTGCTCAGCAGCGAGTCTGTAGGAGTTTTTTGACATCTCGTACATGTTCGTTGCAAGCTCTCCTGTGTTGCCCACAAACCTTCCCGCGCTGCCGATGTAGTACTCGTATAGGTACCAGAGCTGATCTGGATTCATATCAAGTGATCCCGACTTGTACTTGCTGCCGCCTGTAGCTTCGTTCATCCACTGGAAGAACTCTTGAACTTGCTCTGGCGATTGGAAAGCCAGCTGGGAATAGGGAGTTGTTGAGAACGGAAGGCGCTCCTGATAAACTTGAGATCCGAAGTAGGTTTCGTTTGCCGCAATCTCCACCAATGGCTTGACGAGCGTGGGGGCTGCAGCCTTGCCAAGGTATGTTGCAAAGTTCTTGCTCTGACCGAATCCAATCGGAGAGAAAGCACTAAAGCCAGACATTCCGAGGAACATAGCACCATCCCAAAACTCTCTATTTCCTGTAGATGTTTCAGCAAGCACGGTTCCAAGGTTGTTGAAAATGTTGTACCCGTATGGTAGGGGGATCATGCTGTAGTTCTTCCCGTCCCTGTGCATGAAGATCAGGTTTCTTTCCTTGTGGTAGTCTGGAATCTTGTTGTACCACAACTCTCCGTCGTCGGGATCGGTGCCACTCATTGCAATGTTGAGAGTAGCCACGAGGCCGCTGAATGAGCTGATGGCAAACGCGATTTTCTGCGGTACAGAAACTCTTTTGTGCCAAGACTCAAGCTCACCATTTTCTTTCCGCACGTCCTTCAGGTACGTCATGGATCTTAGGAACCTGTAGTTACCCTGCATGGCGGCATTGAAGAATAGATACACGCTGTTCAAGAACTGCCACTCTCCGCTTCTATTGAAGTTTACGGTGACATTCTTTGAAAGCTGTGCAGCTCTTTCTCTACTGATTCCGTTCTGCCTTGCAGCGATGTAAGATGCAAGTCTAGTAGAGGCCTCGAATGCCTCGTTAATGCCTTCGATGTAGTTGGCAAACCTCCTAGGCGTACCCATGATGATGTCAAACTCCCTTGACGCGGAATCTCCCGAAAACTTAGAAGCTTGCTCAAGCTCAGCAGTGATATCGTTAAGGGACTTGGTATACCCCCATCCAGTCTTACCTCCATCTGCTGACCACTCCGCCATATACCCCTGGATTTCAGCGTCCATTTCGATGCCAAAGGCGGCGTTCTTAAACAACTGACTAGTAGAAAGATACATGTTGGACATAAGGTCCTTTGCGAACTTAGCGTGGCTAACACCTTGTATGTATCCACCATCCATCTCAGCCTCTGCCATCGCGTTGTAGGCGGCTGCCTGAATGTCGCGAGCGTAGTTGCTGATCATGAAGTTAGGGTCATACACCGTAAGCATGTTTCGCATGAAGCCAGTCATGGAGTTGAGGCCTCTCGTGAAGATAGATGCCCTCTCAACGGTCATGCCGTTAAGGGTGTTAGCATAGTTTTTGTCCTTGAAGTACAAGAACTCTGTCTTGCCATTTACCCTGATTGGAACGGTGTGAGGGTTCTGTTTCATTTCTGCAACAGACATGCCTTCCTGTTGCCCCTGTTCATTCAACCTAGTGAGAGGGAAAGTAGACGTATTGATGCCCCAGACGTTTGCATTGGGGTTCTCCTTGATGAGTCGGTACAGGTGCATCATGGCCTCGTTCTTCCTTGCGGTCTGAATGACCATGGCGTTTTGCATCACGACCTGAGCCACGATGTTTGCCTTTACCTCGCTCTTACGTCCCTTGATTTTCTTCTGGGTAGTGCCATAAACCCCCATACCAGCACCGCCTGTTGGGTAGGCGATGTTGTTTTCATCCATTTCATCAGTGGCAAGCCCTGCGAGTGGAACGTAGTTCCCGAACAAATCCTGCCATGCGTCGATTGTTTCCTGAGTTTCCAGACCAAACTTGACCATGGTCTTTCTCGTGTTGTCGATAATCGAGTAAACAAGTCCAGCTACGCGCTTCATCTCAGGAGTCTCTAGCTCTCTTACCGTCTGAGCTGCCCATACGTCACTCTGACCCGAACCAGCCTTGTTGTCTGGGTTCTTAGAGGCTACGTATGCGTTTCTTTCTGGTGCATGCTTAGCGTAGAGGTAGTCCGAAAGTTGATCTGATGTAATCTCAGACTGAGCCATCAGATCCTTAATCATGTCCAAGGTAGTTTCAAGGGACTCAAGGTTATCTCTTGTCTTTCCGTACATGAGGTCGAGCGCAAGGTCAAAGTCTTGCCCAGCCTCTACTCTTTGCTTCTTGTAGTTTTCTACATCGCTCTGAAGCATGATGACATCAAAGTACTTGTCCTGAAACTTCAGTGCAATAGCAGAAAGGGCGTTTCCAAACATGTTGCTGGTGGACTTTTCCCACTGACCTGCGCCATGGTGGTAGATGCGTCCAGCCCTGCGCTTGGACATAAGCCCCGCGAGCCCTGAAGCCTGAGCGCCAATACCACCAGTGTATCTTTCTGGGTTTCTGGCAATCATCATCTCCTGAACCTTTGCTTCTGTAGCAAACTCATCAAACATGACAAGCCCCTTAAATCCAGTTACACCATATAGGTAGGGTTTACCCGTAGACGGGTCCTCAGTCTTGAGCTTTGCGGCAGCATTGTCAACAATTACTGCGCCAATGATATCGCCCGTAGCAGAGCTTGTGTTGAGGTGCTCTTCTGAGCTAACGAGATCCAAAAATTCTTTGGACGAAGGAAGGGTCAAGTACTCCTTGCTTTCTGTGCTTCCTAAGTGCTTGCTATTCAGCAGCTTAAGAAGAAGCGGCTTTCTTATTTCAAAGCCAATCTTGTTTGACTTTTGATCAACGAAAAACTTCTTAAAGTTTTTGTACGCAAGTTCAGGCTCCGCTCTGTTGAGCCTGAGGGATCCGTCCTGATCGTAAAGACCGCTACCCTTGATCTCTTTATCTGAAAGTCTTTGGAACAGTGTTCTGCCGTTTTCCTTGTCTATGGCAATTTTTTCACCGCCACCGATGCTTAGCTTTGACTTGTAAGTCTTCGCCATGATTTTGTTGATGGAATCAACAACCATTTCCACGGCTACGCCTGGGTTAGACGAGCTCTCTATGGCTGCATCAATAATCTTAAATGCTGCCTCAAAGATTCCTGGATCTCCTGCGGGATTTTCTGCGCCAAGGTTTTTGATGAAGATGACTGATTGCTTGTCGTTGTCGGCAAACCTCATAGCCCTCTCCTTGATGGCGTCAAACACTTCCGACTGCTTTCCGCTGTTGGTATTGGTGATTGCGCTAATCTCAGAAGGAGATGGTGCTCTGCCGTTCTTTTTCATAAAATCGAAGTAGTCTACAACAGGAGTGTAAACACCGCTCTTTACAGGGACCTTAACCTTTTTTCCTCCAACCTCAAACGTGGCTGTGCCGTATGACGTAGGGGCGTACTTTGCGATCATCGCAAAAATGCTTCCGTCGCCAGTAAGCCTTGTTAGCTCACTTCTAAACTCATCAATGTTTTTAACTCTGGTTAAAACACCCTGCTCTATAGCGCTTCTTTCGCTAAAGGAGGTAGTGTGCGTACCAACTCCCTCTACCTTCCTTCTCTTGGATCTGTATCCAAGCTCCCTTCCCTTGTTGTAAATCTCAAGGTCTTTTGGAAGTGGGTCTCTGGAGCTTATTCTTCCAGTGGCATCGAGATTGGGGCCAATAATCCCAATGTCGTGTGTGGTTCCTGGCTCTTCTGAAATCCTTGAAAGAATCTGCACCTCGGCGTACTCAAGGTTAGACAGCGTGTAGTTGCCGTAGTTGTAATCAAAGTACTCGTCAAGATTGATGTTATTTTCTCTTGCGAGATCTCTAAGTCTTGTGAGTCTTTTCGTGTTGGACACCTTAGCATCGGTTCTTGCTTGCAGAATAGCATTGCGAGACTCTATAAACCTCATTTTAAAGGTTCTGATGTCCACTGGTCTCATCTGCCTAAGGGTTCCATCCCTGTTGTAAACAGGCTTTGGTGCGCGAAGATCAGCAAAAGAACCGTCTTCTTTCTGATATGAAATGCGATCAAATGGCTGCGATCCGTTTCCAGTAATTTTTGCGACCCAGTTTCTGTAGTGACCGTAATCCTTTGCCTTCAGCTCAAAGACTCTTGCGTCGTAGTTTCTAAGGTAAACCGCCTTAATGGTTTTTCCTGCTACAAAGTCTTTGCCTCTTTGCTTTGATCTGAGGCCCTCTGTCTCTTGAGACAGCGCGTCCTCTGCAGATGTTTCGATGCCCTCCGTGCCCTTTAGCATCTCATCTGCCTCCCTCTGCAACCTTGCCCTGTAATCAGCCTCAGACTCAGTGTCCTGACGCGGTCCCATGACTGGAGTCGGTACTGCTGTTTCAGTAAGGTCATCCTGTGGCTTAGCCTCTTCGGATGCTGGTGCTTCTTCAGCAGGTTCTGCTGGTTTTTCTTTGAAAAGAGAGGCGGGGTCAAGCTTTTCTTTCTTTGGCTCAGGGCGCTCCTGCTCTGGGGCCGCAACCATCTTGCCCATCCGCTCCATTGGGCTTGCGACTTTTTCTGTAGTCGGAGAAAAGTTTGGCTGATCAGAAACAAAACGCTGAAACTTCTTCGCAACAGCAATAAGTCCGTCGGTGTCCTTGATGTTAAGGCTCCTGACAGATGGGTTGCGAATAGCCAAGAAGTCCCAAAAGCCTTCGGCGATTCTATCTCTAACCTTCTTTTTAACTTCTATTTGCTTCCCAGCGTCATTGAATACATTCCACTCTCCAGATACGTATGCTTGGAAGAAGTTTTGGATAAGCTCCTCCTGAGCCACATCATCCTTGCCCAGCTGTTCTCTGTTCGAGTTGTAAAGGTCAATGGTGGAGTTGACCCAAGCCCTGAATGTTTCGTTGCCCTTTATGTTGGCCATGTCAAGAATCTTCTCAACAAGAGCAGTTCTTTGAACAGGGTTGTCATAAACGGTTCTCAGGACGACGTGTCCCACCTCGTGTTGGGCGTCTCCGATTGTAGATCTTGGGTCAACTATAATTCTAGTAATCTTGCCCTCTTCGTTTCTTGCGGCGTATGCGCGTGGAGACGCTCCGTCCCTGCTCATTGCTCTAGCAATGTCTGGATCAGCCTCGTATGCCTTTTGACTTCCGTAAGTGATGATAGTGAGATCTTCGCTTGCTAGGTCTGGGGCTACCATTCTCAGGAAGTCCATGACCCCCTTCTGCATCTTGGACTCGTCAATGCTACCCTGCTCCATGGTGACCCCGTCCATGCCAGAAAGCATGACGATTTGATCGTCCTCCATACCAGCATCGTAATCAAGGTCAAACTCTTCGTCGAGCTCGTCTTGTGCTGCAGCGTCCTCTGCGTTTGGCCTTTGGGCTGAGCTCAGACCCTCCATCTCCCTCTTCTCCTCCGTAGTGGCTGATCGCTCGGTAAACGATGTTTTTACGTCGTTTCCATCTCTGTCTTTTACAACAATAGTGCGCTGCTCCCTAAGAGCCTCGGCTACTGCGTCGTCAAGCTGAGCTCTTTCTCCGATGGCCTTTTCTAGCTCCTCTTCGTATATCTTCTTTATATCTTCATTGGTTTCTTCCTTGACCATGCTGGCAAGGCCAGAAATCTTTTGACCAGACAGCATGATTTTGTTTGCAAGAGGAGCATCCTTTTCGAGCAAAGCAAAGGCCTTATCCATCCTTGCCTTTTGATTCTTTTTGAGCGTTTTTCTTTTTTGAGCAATCTCCTCGTTCATGTGCTGAACAAACGAGGGGTCGTTAGATGCGTCCCTAGTCTGCTCCATCTCAATGATGTCCCTAGCGGTCTTGTCAAGCCTGTCGTACTCACTGTTGTACGCAAATCGAAGCTGATACAGGTTGAACTCCTCTGGACTCATTTGCTGTATCTGACGCTCCTGCATTGCGGTCCCAACAACAGATGTCGCTGTCCCCATCAATGGAGCCATAGTAAACCCGCTCAGACCAGCCTTGCGAACCCGAGAAACAAACTCATCCATGTTGAACTCTCTGTCCTCAAATCCAAGCTCTGCAGAGTACTGAATAGCCTCAGTTATGGCTTCTTCGAGGTACTCTTCAGGCATGCTAATGCCCACAGCGGAGAACATCCCCACAAGGTATTGACCGATTCTTTTCTTTGCTGCTCTGTCAAGGGGTGTGCCAGTAGCGTACTTGCCAAATCCCTTGAATAAAAGACCACCAGCAAGCTCTCCTGCAGCTTCACCTCCAGCGTGAACGGTGGTGTAGCCAAGGATGGCAGCGTCGTTTCTATTTCTTGTCAGCCCAAGGCTTTCAAAGGTGGCGTTTGAGTTTCCAAATAACTGTGCCTCTTCAAGCATTCTCTGGGCAGCAATAGGTGACACCTCAAGTCCTTCGGAGTCGGTAAAGGTTGAAAAGAAAGGATCGTCGTAAATCTCTGCAAACTTGTCTGCACCCACCATGGTTGCCATGGGCACCGAGGCGCCCAGTGACGTTTTTGCAAAAAAGTTAAAAAGTCCTGTAACTCCCTTAGCCGCCTTGGAGCCCTTACCTCTGGTTGCAAGAGCAAATAACATACCGATAAGGTTCCCAGTTTGAGACTGAGGGAGGCTTTGAAGGGCCTCCAACCTCTCCATTTTAGAGAAAGAATCTTCAAGACCAACAAAGCCCTTAAGGACAGTAATTATGCTTGCCTGCTCCACATCGTCTATGTCCAAAGACAAGTCGTCTCCAGCCAACATAGCCTCGGTGCGAGTCATGTAGTATCTGGTCATGCCCTGACTTATCTCCTCGGCAGCCCTTTCGAGCTCATTTTTTCTATCCCTAAGCTCATCTAATCTAATGTCATAGCGCTCGTAACTCTTGGTGTCTTCACTCATCACAAAGTCAAGAGCCTTACCCATGGCATTGGCCACAAACATGACGTTGTTGCCAGTAGCTCTCAACCTCATTGTGGCCGCGCTCATGTTGGTCCAGAAGTCGCCTTCCTTTGCGGCTCCAACAGTGTTGTTGCCGTCAAGATTGATGTAAAGCCCAGTGTCGTCAAAGATGTCTTGCTCTGCCTGAGCCATCTCCTCTGGGGTCATATTCTTTAGGTCAAAGACGTTCTCCTTAGCGTACTTAGAAAACCACTCTTTCATGTATGCGGATCGGTACGAATCCTTTCTTTTCATCTTCTCTTTAAGGGCAGCCACAAAAGCGGGGTCACTTGCAAAGTTTTTGTCGTTTCGTTCGTCGTAAATCATCTTGACCTGAGACATAACGTCGTCAGGTGATCCGCTTACAAGAACAGGATAGTCAGACGATCCGAGGTTGAAGCTTTCGTCCATGGGATTCTTCATGGCGCTTAAATAGCCTTCGTCCCTGAGCATTTCGTTATGAATGTCAGTATCAGTCTTTTGTGCGAAGATATGTGTGCCAAAGTCCAGCGGAGAAAACTTTCCTGTATTGCGCTGTTCCCCCAGTGCTGACTTCCAGCTGTAGGGGTTTACCCTCTCTGGAAGCTGCGTGATTGCAGCAAGAGACTTGTCTATTTTGATTGTGGACTCGTAAAACTCCCTGTTTTCGTCCTCAAGAATATCCTCTGCTGCGTCATTCCAGGCCTGAGCATTGTAGTTGTACTCATCTACCTGATTGTTGTAGAGCTCAAACACAGCGGACTGCTTCTTAGCTCTAAAGTTTCTTTTTTCAGCCTGAGAGTTATATGCCTCAAGACTTTTGTTGTACGTACCGTCAGTCGTGACAAAGCCTCCTTTCGGAGGCAATGGCTTAATCAGCGGGTTCCTAAAGTCATATTGAAACTCGTCGTATATATCCTGAGGAAACGACGGCTGTTCAGGCTTCTCCCCTATTTGAGACACGAGTCTTGACTCAAGGTCATCCTTCGGTTCTTCTTTGGGGTGAAGAATCGGTTCCCACATCTCAGGGGCAAACTCCTCCGAAAGTCTTTTTTCAAGCTGTTCGTCTGGCAGTCCCTGATTTCTGTAGTCTTCAATTATTGATTGTACCTCAGACTGAGGCGAGCTAAATCCTGAACGTAGTGGCATGCTGCAAATATAAGTTATCTAACTGTTTCGTAGACAACCTCTCCGTTTATGACCATCGGGATTCTACCCTCAAGAGCGCCCTGCATTATTTTATTGGTCAATGACGGATCTTCATTCATGGCCTCAACAAGGTCGTTGTACAAGAAACCCCAATTAGGATTGTTACCAAAAGTTATTTTCAGGGCTCTGGCAAGGTCTCTATCTCTGGTCATTGTGCTGTCTTGATTTCCGTACACGGATTCAAGATCTGGCTGAATGTCTGCTGGCTCTCCAGGCAATAACTGAGTTTCTCCAGTCTGCACCTCTGGAATCATGGGCCGCTGTTCGCCTTGTTGAATTGGTTTAAGGTACATTCTTTCAAGGTGTTCCCTACCAGTTTCCACTGCATTTCCAGACTTTGGATCAACCTTTTTGCCAACCTCTTGGAAGAAGTTAGGCTCAATGGTCTCGTCAATCAAAACGTACTCAACACTTTCAGTCTCTGGAGCCTCGCTAAGTCCAGCTGCAATTTGAATCTCACTAAGCTCACCAGGAATCATGGTAACAACCTTAGCAATCATTCTTTTGTCTCTGTCCAGCGCTACTGCATGAACCTGAGAGTCCGAGCCTGCCTTGAGCGGCGTCGGTGGGATCTCAACCATTCTGTCGATGTTGTCGATTACGTCTGGGCTGTAGGCAGGGAATGCACCAAACATGGCGTTAGCTCCCCTCTGAAGCAGACTTCTATTGTCCGCATCTTCATAGGCCTTGAAAATCTTTTCTCTTTCCGCTGGGTTGTCCTTTTCGAACATCTCGAACTTAATTCTGCTGTCAGCAGCCTCCATCGACATGTCAAGTTGCTCTACCTTTTCAGCGTTTTGAGCCTTGTACTTTTGTATAAACTCGTCCCTAGCGTCGTTGACCATAGCCTCCCATGATCCTCCAACTCCTTCGAAACCAAGCTGATAGCTTCTTGTGTCGTACTTTATATCCAGCAACCCATCTGTAAGCCACTGGTCCTTAGATGTTTTAAGCTTGGTGTCTTGATCTCCAAAAAAGCTCTCGCCAAACTGATTCCAAATTTCTTTTTTGAAACGCTTGTTGGTCATCATCTCATTGTTAAACCACTCTGTAAGGGCTGCGTCTACATCCTGTCTGTTTTTTACGTAGTTAGAAACTACGGTTGATGCAGCAACCTCAGGCATTGTCCGAAGGTTTATGTCGGTAAGCTCTGGCAAGAACGTTCCAGGCCCTGGAAGCTGTTCAATCCAAGCCTTTCTAGGCATAGTTTTGTGAGAGTTTTGATCAGACGGGTCTCCCATAGTAATCATCCACTCCCCGCTGACTGGGTCCTTAAAGCTGTTTATAAAACGCTCTTGCCCGACACCCACGTTTATAGCAGTTAGCTTGCTTTCTCGGTCGTTGTTGATGGCTGTAATCCCTTCAAATCCATTTTGAAAACCTACAGGAATTTGATCTGAATCTTCGTAATCATTTATGCCCCTTGATGCAAAATCGGTCACCATATTTACGTTTCCGTAGTACGTAGCTGTATCTCCTGAATCATCAGGATCTCCCAATGCGCTTTCCCACGACTTGTGATATTGATCAGCTGCAGTGCCTATGCTTTGAAGCTCTTTCATCATTTCTTCGTCAGAGACCCTTTCGTTTCTCCAATCATCAAGAAGTGTTTGAGACTGCATTTCAATGTCCGCCTGTTGCCAATCAGCCATAGACAAACGATTTTCCCCGTACAGGGATTTGTACAGGTCGAGCTCTTGCTTTCTTCTTGACTTGGCTTGATTTTGAGCGCTGACAGCCTTAGCTCTTTGAGCCTCAGTTATTTTTCTGTATGAACCCTGAATACCCTGTTGGGATGTTTGAGAAATGCCCTCAGAGAACCTTTGAAACTGATCTAAGTATTCGCCCATTTTTATGTGTTTTGAAACTGTGGCTGAGCCAAAAGGTGTCGGTTATATGCTGCAAGCATCATCTCAGCCTTTCTTACGTCCTGCTGAGTCTTTTTGTTGTTCTTTTTTCCTGTGTTGGCAAAAAGCTTGCGACCATCCTTTGCCGTTAGAATATCATTCATTGCTTTTTGAGCAATGTCTTGATCCCTAAAATCTATATCTTCAACTTTTATCGGGTTGTTAATATCAGTAGCGTCGGTCAAGTCCTCTTCATCTCCAGAGTTCTTGTCGTTTTTAACAATCTCCCCTCCAGTTGTAATAATTTGAGGTGGCACAGCTGCCATTAAATCATCAAAGCTATTGACACCGCCCTCATCCATTACTCTTTTAAGATCTTCTTGGTCGAGAAGGACTTGATCATTGCCCGTTTCTGGCTTGTCTGGATCTCCGTGATTAAATTCACCCTGAGTAAAACCACCGTTTCTAAGCCCTTCTTGAGCTCTTTTGCTCATAAAGAATTTTCCCTCGTCTCTATTTGCTTTGTATTTATCCAAAACAGCCTGTCTTTTTTCATCTGAAATAGAAGAAAATGCGTCCGCTACACTTGACCCAGAATCACCCATCATTTGATCAAACCTAGCAAGGTAGTCTACGTTGTTTTTTTCAGGAAGGCGTACCTTGTATCCCTCATCCGCATAGGGAACTTTAATACCGTCCTGTACAAACGAACCAGCAACGCTAGTTGCGGTAGCCCCGAAGTCCGCAGCGTTCTGAGCCTGAGCCATTGGGACAACCATGCCAGCATCATATTCTGCCCCCATCACATTTTCGCCCTGCTGGGCAATAAGATTGTTGAGTCGGTTCTGCTCGTTCTGCATGTAAGACTGAACCTGCTGCGCGTACTGAGACTCAGCTTGATTTTTGGCCTGAGCAAACTGTTTGTTTACATCAGTCTCTGCAGCACCAAGTTGAGTTTGGGCTGACATAATTCTATCAACACTTTCTGCCTGAGCCTTTTCCACGTTTCTTACGTGATCTTTGTGAGCCTTTTGCATCACAAATTGCTTAATTCGTGGGTCGGAAACGTTGGCCGCTTGAGTGACCATATCTTTCCCTTCATTTATAACCGACTCAATAGCCCTGTCTGACTTTGCGGTTTCTACGGCATCATAAGCGGACTCACCAACCTTTCCCTTTTCTGGAACCACCTTATGAACAGGTAGTTTCCCATCCTCGTAGTCTTGCATAAGCTGAGCCAAACCGCTCTCATATTCATCGATAAGCTCGTTTCTCGCGTTGACTTGAGCTTGGAGCAAATCCTGAGCGTCCTCCGCTGCTTTCTTTCTTTTATGGTTGGCAAAAAGTGTAGATCCAACTGCTACTACACCTGCTATAATTAAGGCTGGCATGATTAGTGTTTTTGCAAATTTACTTCTTTTTCGATTTAGTTCCTCTTGAAAGAGACTTTACTCTGTTGTCGTGATCAACCATAATCTCATACAACTGAGCATCATCTTGTGCGTCGTCTGAAACAAGGTCTATTTTCATGTATCTGCCCGTAAGCTCAGGAGCGTTTAGCTGATTGCTATACACAGAGTGAATTTCTTTTCGCTCACCATTATAAAGATTTAAAAATTGTGCGGCAGTAAAAGAGCCTATAGTATCAAAATCAACTGTGCTTTCATCTTCCACGCCTGAACCAAATTCCGCAAGTAAGCCCAACAAATCTTCTGTTCCAAATGGTTCTCCAAACCCTGTCAAGAATATCAAGAGGTCGCTCACATTAACGAGGCCGTCTTCGTTCAAGTCCCACACATATTCAGCTTGATCGCCTCCACTGAAAATGCCTTCACCGTCAAAAAGGCTTATCAGGTTGTTTAGTGACCCATCTTGTTGCACAGATTTTCCAAAAAACATGGAGTAGTACGGGGCAAAAATTATATCAAATATCTTGTAACCTGTTTCGTCATTATTGACAGAAGTAAAGAACCCGAAGACTACGCTCGGATTTGAAGTAAACTCATCAGTAGTAACTCTTTCAATTACGTCTTCGTGACCGTTTTGCAAGCAGTAGTTTTCAACTTGATTCCAAGGAGCCCTTATTACGAGTTTTCTTGTTCTGTTCGTGTCTTCAGTGTCTGCAGCTATAAACGCCTTTCTATTAAAAGAGTGAGTGTTTTTAGGTCCTGATCCCAAAGGAACCATTTGAGATCCTCCAGGTGAAGATTCATAAAGAATAGAGTTTTTCCCAATGGCCAGTGGAGCCGTAAACGCAGAGCTTGACTTAGACATAACAACTTGGAACTCCATGTACTTAATTCCAGTTGAATTAACTCCATAAATCTCTCCATTTTCGTCAACAAAAGTAAACCCTCTTGGACCCAAAAATTGAGACTGAAGAAGTTGCCCCGTAGACGGAATAAGCCTTTCGTCAAAAGCATAGGGCATAGTCTGAATTGTTCTCTTTGTTATCTGGGACTTTCTTTGTTCTGCCGCAACGGTGGTGTCTCCAACAATTTTTCCGTAGTACTTATCGTTGTAACCCTTAAACCTGCCAAACGGTATTGCAGAGGCCCCAGTGGGTGTGTACAGGTTAGCCTCCCACCTGTTGTCAGAATCCAAAACAACAACGTTAAATTCCTTTGTTTTTGAGTTGTTGGCATTAGCAGAAACACATAGGCTGGATCTAACTTTTTTTCCGTAGATCTTATTCCTCTTTGAAGTGTCATTGTGAATCTGCGGAAGAACAAATGGAGACTCTATTTCATCTCCAACAGTGTTTGGGTGAGTTAGAGTTTTTTCTGAGTGATAAGAAATTAGCTTTCCGTTAAGGGTAGAGTAAAAGTGAGGCGCAAAAGAATACCTTGACTTCCAGAACTTATTCGTCTTTAAGTCAAACCCCATTGTAAGCATTCGATCTCTTGCTGAGACGTGATCGTGATATATGTAGCCATCTTCCAGCGAAGAGAGAGATATTAAGTACTCTGACCTCATCGGGTCGTACCCAGAGGGTGCTTTGAACGCACCACTTTGCTTCCATTTTTGAACTTCAGACTTGAAGTAAGCATCAACATTTGCGTCTGTAACAATTACTGGAGTTCTACCCCCTTTAATCATGACTATTCTTTCATTCCTTTCATCAAAAAAGAAAAAGTCGTTGTTAATAGAGATAACCGACTCAGGTCTTTTTGATGAGCCCCCGTCAATCGGTATTGCTATTTCAGACCCAAGCACCTTTGTACTTGCGACAATCGCATCCGTATTGCCTGTTGTGAGGACGTCTCTAGAGACTGGAATGTAGTATACTTTTGAGTCATTAAAACTCATTATGTTAGTTCCCTGAAAGTCCATCACATCAATGCCTCCACTGTACCTAGGAAGGTCTTTGAAGTTTCCTATTTTTGGAAAAGAGAAATATCTAAGATCGTAAGAGCCCTGAAATGTTTTTTCAGAAAACGATATGCTAGAAGGCCTTTCTACCTCATCGGCAAATCGGTCTACAAAATGCACTCTCCCATAATTCTTTGCATCAGACTTATATAAATCTGTAACTGTTTCAGACTCAACGTAATACGAAACAGGATTGGGCACGGATGTTTCATTGTCTGTGCTTCCTTGAATAAGACTAGTGTACTCGCCAATAGTCTGCTCTGTAGATGCGTCAGAAGTTATAGTTTGAGCGTTCATGGGTACGCTTCTGTAAAAAACATCACCCTTAGTCATCAAGATAGTGTTGAACTGATGTGTGGGACCGCTTAAAATTTTTCCTCCATAATTAAGCTCGAAATAAGGCCTAGACTCATCTCCAAGCCCCTTGGATGGTCTGTATATCTCTACAAGGCATCTGTTTCCCCAAAAACTAGTTACGTTACCAGAGGTGTCAGCCAAAATGTCTTCAACCCTAAACCCACTAGCCTCTTTGTTGTCCTCCAAGACCAAAAACTCACCATTAAATCTTGCCTGATCAGACTCGTTTGGAAAAGGGTGATTGTCCATGTCTGGACCAACTATCTCTAAATCAACAATTCTAAAGTCGTAATCTTTTGGAGCATATTCTAGCTCCGCAGACACATTGGAATAGTTTATAATCCTAAGTCTGTCACCCTGATTGAATCGGTATAGCGACTTGGTGCCATCATCTAGGCTGACTGCTCCGTATGACTCGGCGTATGAAATCTTGTTAGACTGAAGGTGATTTAGAGAAACGTATATTCTGCCTGGAGCTTTTGAGGATACAAAAGCGTCAGCGACGGTATGTTGAATAAATTCACTAACCGAAGTGTTTCCAGAGTAAACCACCCTATATTCTGTCGCCCAAGAGGGAGGAGCGTGATTGATTTCCATTTTGACTTTTGCTGCTCCCTTTAAGGAACTGCCTCGGTCTTCTGTATCATATCCAGGCACATATACAGAGCCTACGGGCTGAACAGCCCCATGTCTCCCCCTTTCGTCATAGTAAACTATACCAAATTCGTGATTTGCTTTTGTCTTAAACGAGTTGTATCCAAGCTCTTCTGAAGAGGTGTTTATAGATGCCCCAGAAACCACTATTGCTGATCCAGTTGAACCCGCTGGAGGCTGCCTTGTCTGAACGGGTTGAATTGTGCTCAAGTAATTACCCTGAGCTATGGTGCCCGCCATATCAGCAGTATCTCTAGTGTCAATACAACTTACAAGCGCCCCTGGGTCGGAGTAAAAAGATGAAAAGTATCCACTTGTCAGCGGAGACCTAAAGACAACACCAAGCGGCTGAGCCTCACCCAGCAATACATCATTTAAGGCAAAACCAACGTCTGCATATTGTGGTACTACAACAGCAAAGCTTTGAGCAAGTTGAGAACTTCCACTGCTGTTTCCTAAAACAAAAGCTCCATTATAATTGGAGTTTACTGTTTCTGGAGTTCTAGCTACAATTTCAGATACAAGGTATCCTGGGCAATTATCTACATATCCTAAAAGCCCAAAATTTGTAACAGTTCCACGTATGTTTGCCATGGACCCCATCACGTTTGATGATGTATCACCGTTAATGTCGTGGGTTCCCATGACAAAAGGAAGCCCAAATGAAGAGTTATCAGATCTGTTTCCAAACTGAGATGCAGCTAACCCGTTCATACCTCCAGGCCCCATCTCTCCATCAACCAACGAAAGAGTTCCCCTATCTAAGTAATTAGAAACGTTTACGGTGTCAGGGGGGGCGGTGTACTCAATATCTCTGCCGAACTGAAAATAACCAGCATTATTGTAGTTTTTAAGGTACCCACAGTAATGCTTACTTATGTCTCCCAGCATTGTTGATGGATTTCCCGCGACGAAGAATTGACCCGCATCTTGAAAGGCATTGTCAAACGAGTCGTTTGGCACGTCGATGTTAACTGTAAAGCCCGCGCCACCGTGTATAGTGTTCCAGTATGAGTCTGATTTGTCACTAGGTAATACTTCGCTGTTTTCGTCGCCAGCAATAATCCATTTTTTTATAGGCGCTGGATGATACAACGTATTTCTAAAGGAATCATTTGATTCAAAAATCTTACCGTCATCGTATTGCCTTGTTGGTAATACAGGAGCGGGCATTGGATCGGGTTGACTTGAAGAAAGAGCAACAGTCCCTTGATCTATTGTAGCTGACTCTAAATAGGTTTGCAGATCTTCTGGGTTTGTGTTTTGAATCCTAGACGGTCCATTTAGGGCGCCGTCTGGGGTTTGCCACTGCCTATAGCAAGACGGCCACATTATTTGATTGTTTCCGTTAGAATCAACCCTGTAGTCCCAGTCCCCAGTTCCCATAGCAAAAAATCTTCTTGCTCTTACTACATCGTCATTAGATCCATTTATATTGTTAGTAAACAGTTCGAAAGACTGAGCAGCTGCACCTGGACTAGATGCTGACCCAAACTTACCCTCTGGAAGAGGCACAACAGTTTTTACATTTACATCCTTCGCATGAGCAAAAGACATAAACATTCCATATCCGCTTTTGTCTTGATCATATTCATAGAGAAGATCATCTATCTGTCCAGCATAACCCCTTGCTGGCTCACCACAAAACCTCATCGTGGCCTTATTGATTACAAAAAACCCATCTGGCTCTCTTGAGCACATGTCGCCAGATACGTCTGAGTTGTTATATCCGCTTGAAACGGAACAAACAAGGTCAGATAAGAAGCTTCCCTCTGCTGAAAAAGTTGAGTCATCATTAAGGCCCAAATCATAGGCAACCTCCTTAAAGTAATTTGCAGGACTAGATGTGGGAGCTACTTGAGAACCGAATACATCTATAGGGCTTGAGTTAGGGTGCAATCCGCAAAGCCCATGAATGAGAGCCTTAGAAAAAACATCCCTTTCAGTGGATGAGTTTACTTGAATTGTTGTAGAAAAAGTAACTGGTTCACCCTTAAATACGAGCGGAGAGCTAAACGACCTTCCTATATCCGTAAGGTGCAGGTCTCCATTGCTTGAATCCCAAGTCACGCTTGAGGCTGTGTTGTAACCTCCGTTAAAATAGGATGCTCTTAGAGCTCCGTCAACAGGAAGTCCAGCTGTGTCGGACTGAGATGCCGCACCCATTTCTCTACCTCTAATCACCTTAGAGGGAGCAGCAGACGAACCCGCCAGAGCACTTGTAGATTGATTAAAAATAAAATCACTTAAGGCGGTAGGACCAGCTCCAACAATCGGATTTTCTCTAGAGTTAGGGGATTCACCCGTTCCAAGAAAAATGTGATAATTGTTTTTAGGGGCAATAGTTATAGAAACTGTGTAAACTCCCACGGGTACGCTTTCGGGAAACCCACTTGTATCCAGTACAAAACCAGAGTTTGTTTTAAATCTCTGTCTTCCAAGATCTGCCGAACCAGCTTCTCCAGAAGCCTTATCTGTTTTTTTTCTGAATACGTAAGGAACTGCCTTTAGCTCAAATGAAAACCCAGGAGGCGGTGCTTGTTTAAATTCTACACTTAAGTTTACGTCAGTGGTTATGTTGGCGTATCCCTCGGTATAGTTTCCATACATAACCCTGTTGTCCGCGACGGTTTGAGCCTTAGCGTTTCTAGGAACGTTATCAAACGTTTTTGTAGCGTCAATCTCAGAGAGAAGCGCACCGATTTTGTCATTGTAAAAGCTGTACTGACCAAGAAAATCGTCATCGGTAATTATGAAGTCATTAGACTGTACGTCTACTCTAAATTGATCTATAACCCTAGGATTGTCGTTATTCCCCTCTCTGGATATGAGCCTTATAAGTTTGGCCTCTGCAGACAGCTTGGGAATAAATAGCACACACCTGTTTTCTACCTCAGTCTCAGCCAAAGTCTTGAGACCAAGGTTAATTATTGCTGGCGGATATGCAACGTCGGAGTACGGGGCAATGGCACTCGTAGATCCGTTTTTGTAAACAACTTGATAAGAAAACTGAAATCCATCTGTGTTTTCAAAGTTCCCAGAAGATTTATCTGGATCAAAATCAAACTCAAAAGAAATTGGCAACAAGTGAACTCTTGGGCAAGCAAATTTAAAATCGTTTTGATCCGTTTCGTCAAGAGATATCGCGTTAAGGGACGGGATTTGACCGAGCTCATCTATGCACCTTTCTACATTTATGGCACGAGGCTCTCCCCTTCCGTTTGTAAACGCAAGTATTGTGTTTTCTTTTGGGTTCGTGTTTACAAACTTGGCTCTATCTGTATTACTTGCCATAGCCTCTTTTTTTCGTCTTGTTTGAACTAGCAGACTTTTTTACAATCTTTTTAGGGCGTGAAGTTAGCGATCCAACTTCACTTGAGTCTCTAAATGATGGCCTTGCAACAACCTGTTGAATGGACTCGTCATTAAACGGTAGGGGTGAAGGAGTGGGGTCAACATCAAACCTTGAAGGTGTAGGTGGAGCCCCTCCGAAGTCAGGCTGTGAATGCACCCAGTCCCACTGCTCGTTCGTAAGCGGAAATACAACTCTGTTGGTGTTGTTACCCAAGGTGGTTGAGTTACCGTTTACGTTTACGTTTACTCCGCAAAAAGACCCATAATGGTCATCTTCAAAAGCGTATGAATACTCGCTTGAGGGGGTCTGTAGAAACGTTATATAACTGCTGAACTCTGGTTTTACGGCAAAGAAAACAACACTTGATGAAGGAATTGTAGTAAAGAACTGCCTACAAGAGCCAAATTCAGCGTGACCGTCTCCGTTGTTACCATACGCTAGGGACGAATTGTACGCTGAGAAAGGATAGCTGGACAAGTCTTTGCTATCAAAGTCAGTAAGTTCTTGACTTCCAATAAGATAAGGCTCTGTATAAACAAGAACTGGCCCTAGACTGCCTACAGCTCCAAAAGTGCCCTGGAAGGGGTTGGGATCGTGATTTTCAAAGCCAGATCCAAAAGGCCCTAAAAAGTTTGGCTCCTGAAAAGTAACACTTACAGATATGGTTATGGTAGGGTCGGCTGCACCTGACGCTGCAACTGAGGTGTTTGCAACAGCAAACCCAACGCCGTCGCCGTCGTCAGTGGATCCGCTATACACAGATCCATCATTGGCTTGAATGCTATCCAAAAGCTGTTGGTTTGGATCTGTAAAAATGCTGGCAAATTGCTTAGGGTAGTATGTTGTCAAGCCACCCCCAAGTGGACCTCCACCAGTAGAGTCAAGCTGAGCAGTTGTTTGACGACCTCTAGACTCTACAATGGTAGGGCCAATTATTGGCTCCGCCGTAGATATTATGGTTTCTATGTCCATAAAACCTTTTACTGATGGGTTTGTAGAACCCGAATTGTTATACGTTTCACTGCCTACATCAGTAAGGTTTGTGTCTGGAGAAGGAATTTGATGAACCTCAACTCGAAGCATTTCCAAAACACCCAGAGCCCCAATCCAACTGTTTTCAAAGAGAATAACATCACCTTCATAGGTCTCTCCAATAGTGTCCAAAACTCCTGCCCGACAAGTATCGTCGATATTTTCAATTCTAATATGAAGCTGTTGGCTGTTGCCCCCCGCAAGGGTTTCTGAAAACAAACTTATATCAGAACCTGGTGGAAATCCATCGTCAAGACCACTAACAGCATTGAAGATTGATGTCATACTAAACATCTGCTTCCAGTCTCCCGAATTTACATTTCCTATTTTATATCTTAGGCCGACTTTGTTCAGAGAAGCAAGCTGCTCCAACCCATATCCCTGGGTGGAGCCCCTAAGGTTTAAGAAAAAGTGACCATCTTCATCGCCGTTATTATAAATTGTGCCTACTGTCACTGTGACGGAGCTGCCATCTAGAGTTTCCGCATCAACCCCTAGTTCAGACTCATTTTCTTCGTTAGTGAGGTGAGGAAGCAACCCAAATTGTTGATTGTTAAATCCTGTTGTTCCAATGTCTGCTGGAAGCACAATGACCTCTTCAAGCACTGAAACAGCTATTTGCACATCTATATCTTCGTAAGAGAAGCCATCAGAGTTAAAGCCTGGATAGGCAATCAAATTTGCAGAAGTTGAAAACTGTATGGTTCTGTCGTATACAACATTTTCAAACGGACCATTATTGTCCCTAAGCTTAATTTTAAACTGAGCAACAGTGTTTTCGTCAGTCAAGGTTGCCTCAAATCCTCCCATTATTACTTCAGATCCCGCGATGTCGGATTCGCCTATTGAAAGCTCTAAGGCTTCTTGCGCGGTATCAATTTCAAAAGATATTCCCAAAGGAAGAGACACCTCGTCATCGGGTGTGACCTCTCTGACAAAGGTGATTGTGGCCTCAGAATCAATACCGCTGTTTTCTTCTATTGGGCCAAGAGAGATTGACGGAGTTACGTTTTCTCCATAAGTATAGTCAGCACTTGAAGGCCCAGACGTTTGAATAGATATGCTAAACTTAGGATCAACCAATGTTTTAACCTCTATATTCAAGGCAAATTGAACGGGTATGACCTGAGTGTAATTTTGACTAATTACAGTCACAAAAAATTCATAAGTTCCAGCCTCTACTCCACCTTCCGTGGTGATGGTTATTGGTAAATTAAAAGTATCTCCAGGAGCAAGCTCTGATAAAGCCTCTTGCCCTATAGACATCTCTATTCTTGAGTGGTCCTGAGGGTCTTCGGCGTTTATTCCCTCCCCAAACTCAAAAAGTGTTTGGTAAGCAATGGCACCCCCTGTATTTTGAATTGTTAAAAATCCAGTTGTGCTGGGTGCCTCTTCGAGGGGGTTGACTACCAGATTGGGGAAGTTAGGAGTAGATATAACGGTTATTTCTCCCTGAATATCCGTGACGTCAACCGAGTCATCAAACTCGATGATAGTGTCTTGATCCTCCTGAACTCCGCCAAAGTTTTCATCAAGATTATACTCCTCTTCTAAAACGGGAACTCGAATGATATTTGCAGCAACAAAGTCCTCTGGAAGTATATCGCTAATAAGTCCAAGAATTACAATTTTAATCTCATCAGGAGCGAATTGCTCCATCATGTAGATTTTTCCATTTGACTGAGTGTCAGAACCTGCTGTGTACTCGCTAGTAAAGTAGAAAACTCTGTTTCTCTCTTTGTCTACGCAGTGACCCAAAACCACAGCAGTTTTGTTGACGCTTACTCCAAGAACGGTGTTTAGAAAAGCATCATCAGAATCATTGAAAAAAACATCAATGGTTCCTGGAATCTTTTTGACAGTATTTTGCTCGCTGGTTTCCAAGCCGTCAGCTACAATGTTGACAGCATCAAGCATATCCGTGCCTTTTATGACACTAGGAGAGGACTCTTTGTTAAGAATCCTAGGCCTAAGGTTTGTAATCATAATTTAGGAGACTGCTTGAAATTCTTTCTAATGACCTGAAGAGCATCCTCTTTCGTGAAGGAGGACAGTCTAGCCTTTGCTTTTCTAAGCTCGTTGTAGTATTCCTTTCTTGCTCTTTGCTTCTCGCCCATAGGCACACTTGCCTTTCGCTCAATGAGTCGGTAATAGATGTAGGCCCTAAGAGCCTCTTCTGCGTAGGTGTGTATAAATGGACTTGCGTCTAGATAGTTATCAGTCAAGTATTCAAGAACAACTTCGGTTAGATTGTTTGTAGAAGAAAACTCAATTCTTAGTTGATCCCAATTAACCCTATACTCACCGTACCTCTGTCCCCCACCCAGCCCATAGAGCTGACCGTATGTGCCATTGGCAAAATAGTTGTGAAAGATAAACTGATTGAATTCTGAGTCAGAAGAGCCACCTGGGGTGGCCGTAGGCGTTTTATCGGGAACTGAGTCCGTGCCTCCAGTCGTGGGTTCTGAATGGGAATAGTTTATGTTCTTGTTATTTGCAAGAACGTACACCATGCCGTCAGATCCTACAACACCAATTTTTACAATATCTACACAGTCAGAAGGGAGGTTTACAGTCTGCGTTACTGTGTTGACAGTTTGCTTGCTGGACTTAATGTTTTGACCAAAGTCAAAATCCATGTCTTTAAGTGCCCTTCTAGCGTAGTTTGTTACAACAACCTCCGAAGTGTTTGACAAAAAATCATCGTCTTCTATTGAGAACATAATGTCCTGCACGATGTCTGAAATTGCTATTCTGCCCTTATTTGACATTAGTTAATTTGTTTTGTTTCTTTTCCAGCTTCTTCTACTGCCCCATACTGATATACCATTGACTCCTCAAGTTGAACTCCTACGAGCTTGGCCACCTCATTAACAACCTCACTAAGAAACGCAGGTGGAACATCAAAGTTTTGAGAATCTGCATCGTTTATAACGTACTCGCTTACAGTGCCGTCAAGAGTGGGCAGGTCAATTACATCAAACGAAAGAGCTGGCTTTAAAGAAGACAAAACTCCGTTTGGATTAAAGGAACCTGGAGATCTATAGTATTCAATAGTAATATCGTCAGAGCCACTTAATTTTGGCACCTTTATCGTTCTTCCAGAAACAAATGCTGCCAGGTTTAAAAACTTAGTGTCGTCGCTGGTGGGTGACCCAAGAGAAGCATATCTGCCCCTTTTATAGAGTCCAGATTTTTCAAAGTCAAAAGAAATAGGAATAGGTATAATGTTTGAGGATCCAACTTCAGAAAGAGTGTTTGTTTTGTAAACAGAAACAACCTTGTTGCAGTCAACGGGAAGTAAAAACTGATTTTGTGAGTCGTTTATAAGCGTATCGGTAGACACATAAAAGCTTCTATGCTGCTTATTTGAGTTTAACTTAGAGCTTGTGCCCCTAACGTCAGACCTTGAGGTGGTAAATCTAGAAGCCTCGAAAGCGCCATTCATGATCTCGTTGTACACGTTCATTTGGGCAACAGAGGCCATAGCGTTAAACGTGTACGGATTCACAAAACCCTTTTGATCTTCATTGGCCAAGGCCTTAACTGCGTTATATACTAGCGATATGCTGATCATTCTTAGGTGTTTGGGCAAATATACGAAAAAGGCCAGCACTAGGCTGGCCCTTCGTTTTGGTATAGAATCGGTCTTAGAGGTCGAGTTGCTTCTCGATATCTTCGACTGCTGACGAGCCTTTTTCTGTGAGCAAGAATCTCACCATGATGTCCTCTGGACTTTGTCCGTGGGGAACAGAAACAATCAAACTGTTAGAGTCAAACCAACGAACAGAATCCTTGGCAATCTTAATGACCTGATAGTCCTTTGCCTGTCTCACAAGGGCCTTCATTTTAACCGCAGGGTCATCGAAGGAGTTGATAAACTTAGATGGGGTTTTTTTTGCAATCTGAAGAAGGTCGTACTTTATCTCACTGGTTTTTCTGTCAATGTTGACGTTAAAAAACAGGGCTACAGCAAGAAGATCTTCTATCTCTGAGCTTCTAAGCATTGCAACCGCTTCAAATTGATTCATCTCTTCGCTGAGCTTAACCTCAGCGTCTTTTGCTTGATCCATTTGCTTAAAAACCAAGCCTCCATTGGCAATGTTGTCTGGATGTTTGTCCAGAAAATTTCTAAGGTTTGGCTTTTCTCTCGGAACAATAATTCTACTGTCCCTGAATACGATAGATTCTCTTTTTGCGTTAGGGCTTTGCTCGTCAACCCAAATAGATGGTTCATTGGGGCAGTATCTGATTTCTCTAACTGAATCCATCTCAGAATCGTAAACAGTTATTCCGCTTTGAGGAATCATAAACGCAATACCCCCTCCAGTTGGAATTTCGTAAACTCTTGCGAGATGAGTGTCTTGCTCCTTTCTTTTGAGCGACACCTTTTTCTTAGTTGGAGGCGGTGTTGCTGGCAGAGCATTAGCCTCTGTCTGAGCTTTTTTGGGGCGCCCAGGAGCCCGTCTAGTTGTTTGTGACATTGAATTAGAATTAAAAACTTATGCAAATATAATCAAGAACTGATTACCCCGCTTGACTGCGTGTATCTAGTGTCCCAGTCTGCTTCGTAAACGACAACAGCAAAGTTGTTTGAGCTACCAGTTACGTCGGCATCAGCTGTAATTTTGATCTTCAGCTTCTCACCCTTTGTAAGGGCTGCGTTGTCAAACAAAAAGTGGACTACGTCCTGATCGTCTGTAGCCGTTACAGCCACCGTTTCTGACTCTACATCTGTGTCTACCCCACTTCCAATGGCATCCTTCTCAACGGTCACCGTGAGATTTCCTGCTCCGCTCAAATTAGAAAATCTAAGCTGCACGCTCTTCACAACAATGTTGCATGGGCAAAGCCAGTCCGTAAATGAGTTGTTGTCTGAAGTGGTCTCTGTTGGGGGTCCGTTTAGGGGAAGGTAGTGGGTGCTGGTTCCTATGTCGTCAAAAAATCCACATGTAATTGATCCAAACAAGGGGCCTGCTGGACCAGTTGCCCCTGTGGGCCCCGTGGCTCCTGTAGCTCCTGTAGCTCCTGTTGGCCCCGCTGAAGAACTTGGGTCTGCTGTTGTTGTAATAGACGATACACCCGTAATGTTAGCGTCGGGAAAAACATCTGTTACGTCGTTAAATGAAAGGACATTGTTGTTTCCAGAAACCAATCCATTTATTCTGGCAATTACGTCATTTGATTTGCCAGAGGTTACTGACAGGACCACAACTGTTGTGGCCCCCTTGCCCGCCTTTGTTGTTCTAAAAGAAAGGCTGACAGATGTTGTGCTTGTATACTCTATTTGAAGTAGAGCCGACGACGGTATAGAGATAGACTCTGTAGCCGACTTGATGAATAGAAATTGCTTCACCCTGCAAAGATAGTAAAAGAGAGGGAGGCCGTTTCCTCCCCCTCAGTTACCGATTTAGATTACGATGCGTCGAGCTCACCAACACCAAGTGCAAGTGGGGCCCAAGCCTCACCATTCCAGATCAGCGTGCAAGATTCGTCTGTAAGGTCAAGCTTAACTTTTACAAAGTCAGCAAAAACATACGTGGCAATCGTTACAACAACGTCGTTAGACGAGGTTCCGCCTTCCATAATCATCGTCAAGATTTGACCTGGAATAGTCCCATCAGCAAGTGTGAAAGACTGAGTTCCGCCACTGTCAATATCAAAAACAATAAGGCTGGTGTCAAGAGGCAACGCAGGAGTTGAATCATCATTAAGTTCTACCGCAGGTGCCTTAAGGTACAGGGGGAAAACATGATTTTCTCTTTCAGTATTTACTAGTCCCATAATTCAAAGATTATGAAGATCAGAGCGAGGGCCCGAAGGCCCTCACTCATTACTTCAGGTTAATTATCCCTTGAGCGCAACGTGCTGGTTGGCAGCTCTCGTGATCAAGTTAATCTCAGAGCGGTAGTGGAACGTAGCAACGTCCTTACCGAGGTCTCCGTTATTGTTGAAACCGAGAACACCACCACCAGACACCCAGTGCTCCATTTCACGGCTGTAACCGTTAGAAGCCTTGTAGTTCATTTCCAAAGCAGGAGCCTTAGCGCCAGACTGAGGATCAACAACTTGCGTCATTGGAACCATAGCCCCCTGGAAAGAACCAGTGCCTGACATAGCACCCAACAAAGTAGGATCGTTCAACAATCTCCAGTCATGCTTGTGGAAAGTGTAGCCACCGCGAGTAAAGCTCTTAAATCCGAGCTCAACAGCCATATCAGCAGAGTTGTTGAATGCACCGAACTGACCAGCCAAACCAGCAGTCACCTGAGTGGCGATACCGTTTGCGAGCAAGTCGTCGATAGCCAAGTCCTGAGTTCTGTTGAGGTACATAGCGTACTCAGCAGGAGCTCCCTCCTTGTCCAACTCCTTGATGATGTCGTCGATGTCAGACATAGCAGAGAATGGAGAGGTAGACAAACCACTCTTAGTGATACCTCTGTTTGCAATGGCAGCGAAGTATCCCTCGGAACCAGTAGCAACGCGGTCAGCCGTAGTTGCGATTTTATTTTCTTCCGCGAAGAGCATCATCATCTCTCTCTTGTCCTCAAACTTAGCGCGAGCCTCTTGCTCACCCTTGATGTACCATCTGTAGTCACCACCTCCGAGGTTCACGTAACCGACGTTGGTTGCGGCAGAACCAGTAACCTGGTAGCGATCCTTGATGATCATGAATGGGTTAATACGCTTCACCAATCCTGGCTCAGAGTACTCCTTGGGCTGCTCACTTCCCTGTGGGTACATGTTTCCGAGAACAACAAACTTAGTGTTGGCAGTAACGCCGTTAGAAGTGTTGCCGTCCAAAGTCTCCATGTGAACCTGAGGAGTGCCGCCTGCTGTGTTGTCTACGTCAACGAGAACAACGAGGAACTTTTGACCAGTGCTAACGTCCAACAAGACATCGTGCAACTGTGGGCCATCACCAACCGCAAAAGTAACGTTATCACAAACACCTGAAGAGTTTGCAACAGTGTTAGCTGGGTCAAGCAAGTGGTGACGTCTACCCTCTTCGAAGTAAGTAACTTCGTCTTGAGTAGCTGCAGCGTTGATGGCGCCAGTCAACTTCAAGAAACCAGTGATACCTTGATCACCGTAAGTCTTGACGAGTTGCTCGCGAATATCAGGCTTAGCGTATTCACCAATGAGATTACCAATAGTATCGTACTTCTCGGGTGATGGTCTGAAATTTGGGGCCGTGGTGGATGCGTTCGTAATAAACGAATTGGATGACGGATCAAATGATCCGCCTGAAGTGGTAGAACCACCGTCTACCTGATTTACTAAAGACATAATTTTTAGATTCTAGGATTGAAAGAAAGTCCGCGACCCATGCTTCCGATTACTCCTTTGAGCTGTTCGTTGATTGGGTCAACGGGGTTTTGATTTGGGTTTGTCTGTGGAGACTCAACACTAGAATTAGCGACCTTGGTAACAACGTTTCTTTGACCGTCGCTGATACCCTGTCGGTATGCGTTGGCAACGATCTGATCAATGTTGTCTACCACAGCTCTGTGTGAATTAAGCTTGTCGTAATCCCATGTACCGTCTTCACTGACGTAAGGGTCGAAGTAATCCTCAATTTGAGCATTCTTCTGAATTAGTTGATTCCGATAGTTGTCGTCCAAACCGAACTGAAAACTGCTTCCGTTTCCGAGATCGAACTCCAATCCCGTAAGCGCGGATGTTTCGCGTCGCATGTTAGCCAACCATTCGTCATCAATAAAGGACTCCTCTGAATCAGCCTGCTCTTGCATTGGCGCTCGGTACGTTTCCCGAACTTCATCAATACTCTTGCGAGCCGTTTCAGCATCGACCTTCATCTGGAGTCTAGAGATTTGAACCTCTTGCTCAGAATAAACTTCTGGGTCAGTCTTGTATTTGCTGCTTACCAAAAGTCTTACCTCTTCATTTGAAAGATTTGGATATTCAAACGAAGTGTTGACAAGAAGCACAGACATATCATCCATGTTAGAGGGGTCCATTTTCTGATAAGCCAAATAGTCCTCTGGAGATCGCCCTGTGTCTTGTACGAACTGAGAGATTTTCTGAATTCTTTCGTCCAGTTGTGGAGCTTCTTGCTCCATGTATGTCAAATCGTCGAAAGAGTTAATGTCTCTACCCAGCCTTTCGCTGAGGTATCCGAACATAGCCTCTTCGACTTGTTGATTCGTGTATTGCGGCTGACCTTGCTGTGGAGTCGGTTCAGCAGGTGCGGCCTCAGGATCTACGTATTGTGTTTCCTGTGGCTGATCAGGCTGGGCCTGAGTCTGCTGCATGGACTTAGCAAAGTCTTCCGCGTTGTCAAAGAACTGTACTTCTGGCTGAGACTCCTGAGTTTGTTCAACTTGAGGAGCTTCAACTTGAGGTTGTTCTACTTGTGGTTGCTCCACCTGAGGAGCTTCGGTAGTAATGTTTTCGTTTTCCATAAATTAAATTGTTTTTTTTCTTAGTGTTCAGGAGCGAAGTAGCAGATGATACCTGCCGTCGTTCCTGCGGTCTGCAAACTAACTGCAGTCCATCTTCCGTAAATGGTCAAGCCCTTAGGAAAGGTAGTTCCAGTTCCAATCGGCTCACCATTTGCTGCTGCCAATGCCGCACCTTCGTTGGTGTGGTTGAACGAAATATCATTGTTGACTCTCGTGGCTTCATGTTCAGCAGTGAGTTCGTCGAGCTTCAAGTCCTCAAGAAACGTAATGGCCACAATAACTCTGCCCGCAGGCGGCTGAACCGACTCGCCGATGGTGTTGCTGTACGTGCTACCATACTGGCCAAAGGCTGCGTTATTGAAGTTGCTGGTATTTGTAAGTTTTGCCATGTCTTATGAATTATGAGTATCTAACTGCTGAGCTATCCAGACCAAACACTGCATACTCAACGACTTGATCAACATCTGTAGCGAAAATCTTCAAGGTTGTCGCTGGCTCTACTGGAACAAAACAAAACTCCCCACCTCCAAGCTTTGCAATAATTGGATCGTCTGATGATGTATCAGCGAAAACGTATGCAAACTTTTCTGTTTCGTTGCCAAGGTTTTTCACGTACAAGTATGCTCTATTTAGCTTTTCATTTGCTTTGTGAATTGTTTGGACGGAAGCGTCCCCCTTGGCCGTAGCAAGAACCTTAAGTCTGTTGATGTTTCCGCTATCCGCGTTTACGGTATTAGACGAGTTTATGTCAACAGACGTGGCAAGAACGTCAGTAGATGATAATCTGATATTTACTCTTACGCTACCCATTAGGCTTCGAAGATGAGCAAGTACTCAAGAGTCATAGCGGTTGCAACGCTGGGAGTAACGCAGATGTCGTTATTGGCATCGTGAGCACTCCAGGGCATGAACATCCAGTCTCCAGCGTATAGTCTTCCAATTTCCTCGGGTGTACCTCCGCTGTCACCGATAGAAATGGTAAAGAACTCCGTAGCCACAGTGCTTGGGTTTCTCAAGTAAATCTTGTGAGCCTTTGCAGCTGTGTATTCACTGCCCTCGTAAATGTTAACGAGTGACGTTGATGTAAAGATTTTGCGAGAAACGCCTGTGGTCTGATCGAGACCAGTCACAGAGTCAGCCTTGGTCAGCGTAGCTGAGGTTGAGAGAGACAACGCATCGCCAGTCAAATCTGAGCTAGAGAGCGTAATAGTTGCAGTTGTAGTTGCCATTTTTGTTTGGTAGTTTTTGCAAATATAAGTGTTATTTCTTTTTCTTCTTTCTAAGCTTTGGCTTATACCTTGACACTCTTCCTTTTGTCTTCTTTTCCTTTGCTGCCCTAGCTTTTTGAGCAGGGGTCAGCTCAGACCATGTAGCGGGTGTTTTAGAAGAAACTCTTTTCGTGGGGCGAAAGGTTCTGTCGCTTCCGCTATATCCTTTCTTGCCGCGTGGTGTACGCCAGTCTTCCTTGAACCAGCGCTTGAGGGCAAGCCCCTTTGCTGTTTTCCTAACTGCCATTACTTCTTTTTGCCCTTGTTGCCCCAGTTCTTAGCACCGACTTTTCGACACTTGGCCACAGCGCCAGAGGCGTATGCAGAAGGCCACACTCTGTATCTAGCCTTTACCTTGTGATAGCAAGCGTCTTTTCTGGTCTTGCCGCCTTTATTCATGCTCATCGGTTGAACACGGCATGAGCACTTATTCTCTCCCGTCTTAGGGCACCTCTTTGTTGCTCTCACGACCCGACAGACTTTTGAGCCTTTTTGTGAGATTGAGAAAAAGTAGAACCCTTAAGCATAGCATTTACCATGGCCTTTATGTGCTTTGAAGTGTGATGCTTTGAGTGTCTTTTCAGGGTGTCGGCCTGTCTTTTTGTTAGGCCTTCAGTTGAAACCCCCTTTACCTTTGGGTTTTTGATAACCTTCATTCCCTTTCTTGCTTCAGCGGGTCTACCTACTTTATTACCGTATGTACCTGGTCCTTGTGGCATTTTATGTTGTTTTTAGCATTTCCATTTTCTAAGGGCAAGAGCCTTACGTGTAGGCTTCCCGTTTTTTCTCATAGGACCTTTTACGCCCTTCATTCGAGCGCAGAAAGATCTTTTTCTTGCACCGCCTCCTGGCTGTGGTGCCTTGAGGTTAGCGCCTGTCTCCCTGTTATACTTCTCTCGGCCAGCCTTGGTCAAGCCACCAGTGCGAGACTTGTGCTTGCCCATTCTAAGCTTTACGCTTTTCTTTTTGACCCTTCCGCCCTTTTTTGCGGTTCTAGGAGTGTTAGACGCATTATTGTTCTTCATACAGTGCATGAGACAAATTTACGTAATTTCATATTTACTCTTAAGGAGCCTGGAAAGGGCTGCTGACTTCTGACCATCAATGGCTTTTCTAAACAATCCCCACTCTGCCAAATACACCGCATCCCCATCTGCAATTTGAGCAACTGAAGCAGGATCCGTTGCCGCCGCACCAAGGTCCTGAGTAGTGTCTCTGACTTCACACTTGGGTCCAAAGCTGTCTATAAAGATGTCCTCGCGTGTGTCACTGTTAATTCTACCGATGCTCTTTTTTTCGTTTACAAATGCCTTAGCATTAAAGTCATGACATAATAAGTTGCCGCTTGAATCCCTGGAAATAACAACGACTACCAATTCGCCATTACCCGTGGTCATATTAGATTGAACATCACCAGTAGTAGCCACGTCAATAATTGAATCGAGATCCGAAGATATTTGATTGTTACCTCTTACCCTTACTCTTAAGACACCTCCGCTCGAAAGAACTTCAAAAACTGGATTTGTTGTTTCTCTAATAGTGCTGTAGACCCAAAGGGGAGACATTGCGGCCTTAAGCACAGATTTGTCAAAAGAGAACACCGCATACATTGTAAACTCGCCACTAATCGTCAATCTTTCTCCGTTGCTGCCGTCTTCGGCGGTTCCTCCAAAGTGAAGAAACTTAGATTCGTGAGTATCACTGGTGGCGTCAGCTACAAACTTAACCGCACCATTGACAAATGGATTGTTAGAACTACCTATGTCAAAAATAGGCTTGTCTACATCGGATCTAAAATTAAGTTTTTCTGGGTGAGACAAATCCTTGCCCGTTTCTTTTCCGCTGTTTAGCCATGTTTGAACTACGTCCCCGTTTGAAAGACCAGTAGTAGATGCAACAAATCTGATGTCTATGTTTTTAACAATGTCACTCAGCTCAACTGAATCTCCAGTGGTGCCCTCGTCAAAGGATTCTGGATCAGTAATAGAAAAGTTCACAGAGGTACCCCCCAAAATAGTTGCCGAAAGAGTCTCTGACTCTCCGCTTTTCTTACTGAAGGTCACATTCTTTTTCTTCTGAAGGGTAAACTCCACAGACATTATCTAAGAGTAAAGTCTTTGTTGACGGTAAACCTTCCGAAAAACCAAGTCTGAGACGTGGCATTAACGGCGTGATTCGCTGAGATGTCGTAGTTGTAGGTTCCAGGAGAAATTTGAGAAATAGCCTCTCTAGTTGCATCGACACTAAGGGTTCCGTCAGCTGCCCCAGAAATAGACAAAAGCAACTTATTCTTACCGCCAGGAGTATTGGAAAGAACTACATCATTTCTGTTTGACGCTGAGTTTACGTTTGACGAAGATCTAATATCCATATCAAAGTTGTACGCGGTCAGGTCAACAGCGTCTCCATCCGTATCCTTTACGGTAACATCAAAAGACAGAGTGTCACCCCTTCTTATTGTGATGTTTAGCTCCTGAGATATATCGAGATTTAAATCAGCCATTTTGAATAAGGTTTCTCATGATTTCTGAGGTGTTGTCTGTAGATAGCTCGCCTCTTTGATCTTTTCTTTGACTCATAAGTTTTGATTGAGCAACAGCTTGCTTGTCCACTCTTTCGTCTTTTCTGTCCTCCTTAAGAACTTCAATTTTTTCCTTAAACTCCTGATCGTCAGTTTTAAATCCAAGAGTGGCCTGCGCTTTAATCATCTCCAGCTCCTTTTTGAACTGATGGAGAGCTTGAGCAACTTGAATGTCTGCTTGAGCCTTAGCTTGAATTTTTTGCATCTCAATTTGAGACTGCATCTGCATTTCTTGCTGACGAGCTTGCGATGCCTGCTGAGCAGCTTGTTGGGCCTGTTGGGATTGCATCTGAGAATTTTGCTGAGCCATTTGAGCTGCTTCAGCCGCCTTTTTCTTTCTCCTTACCGCAAGCAACCTTTCCGCTTGCTCTACGTCTCTAATCTCTCTGATTGCCATAGCGTCTTCAAGGTCAATCTTTTGCTGCTGCATAGATACCTGAATTGACTGCTCAAGGAATTGCCTTTCCCTGTCGTCCATGTTTTTCTTAACGATAATGCCAAAATTGAACATAGAAAGATCTTCAAACGAAGAAATCACATTCATATTTGTGTCTCCAATAGCGTTTGAGTACGACTGAAAAATAACCGACTCTCTTGGAAGGACCTGAAGACACTTTACCAAGTCTTCGCAAACTCTTTGGAAAAGAATCATCGCCGCGTTTGTTATATCGTAGATGGCGTTGTTTCCAGCGGCAATAGCTTGCTCTCTTACACCAACAAGTGCGTCACCCTTAGGGGATGATGCGTCCATGGCCTCGTTAATGCCCGTGACGTCACGAATCATTCTAAGGTAGTGATTATATAGATTGATCAGCTCATTGATATTCCTGATGCTGTTGCCAATTTCTCTAATCGGTGGGTTTTGAAAACCTCCCTCTGGATTCTTACTTCTGTAGTAAAAAACACCTGTTTGCTCGTAAATGTCGTGCAACTCCAGTGGCTGAAGCTCTCCACCCTTGCCGAGCTGTACGTTTTCCAACCCCTCGATATCAATGATCAATCCATCGGGCTTAGCTTTTGCAATAGCCTGCTGAATCTTGAGGTGAGTCAGCTGAAGCATATCTGCAAAACCCTTGGTGCTTCCAATCATTGACTTGGGAACCATGTTCTCCAAGTTGGTCGCCACCACTGAGTAGGAAAGATTTGTTCTAGACAGGTCGTATATGTTTCTAGGCATGTTTGTCTTCATGCCGTAATCAAACATGTATCCGCACCCCATAACGTAAAACCCTCCATAAACATTGGTAACCTCAAGGGTGTGAGGAACTCTTTTAAATACTCCCCCAGTTCTTTCCTTGTAGTTGTATCCTCTGGTAAAAAAACCAGTGTTTCCGTAACGATTGCCCTTTTCTTCAAAGAACATTGTATCCGTTGACAAAAACTCAAAATCTAAAAGCTCAACAACATATTCATCATAACCAAAAACCGTTCTTCTTGCCTGATTGTCGTAGTGAGTTCTGTGAAGGGCAGATGAGTCATTTCCGTATCTACTAGAAGACTTTTCTGCAATTTTTTTGTACTGCTCTTCTGTAAGCTTGTCACCCGCAAGTCTTTTCAGCTCAGAAATGCTTATTCTTCTAACGGATCCAGCATAACTAATGTCACCAAAGTTTGGGTCCTCTGTGTAGCTGTGAACAAAGTCTTTTGGATCAATGTACTTCAAGGTAATCCCATAAGATGGGTCATTGATTCGTTTGACCACAGCCATGCCACAAGAAACAAGATCCTCTACAGCTCTTCTAAAAGTGGTCTCATTAAACTTGTTCCAAGAAAGTGTTGCCTGAGCTGCAAGTTGAGCCGCAACCTCCGCATCAACCTTGATGTTGGTTTCGTAAAAAATCTCTGCCTCTTCTTCGCTGGCTGGAATTTTTTCGACGTCACCAAATGGCTTAATACCAGTGCTCTGTGAAAGAGACATGATTTGCTCTCTCATCTTCATAAGTTGTGCCATCTTCTTTTTCTCCCTGTCCTTGTAAGAGGAGGAAAGAGGATCTATAGCTTCAACGTTTGGATATGGGTCTCTAGAAAGTATCTTATTAGATACGATCTTTGCAAACTTGGGAAGAACAGGAACTGGACTAAAATCCAGATTCAAAAGGGTTCCGTCGTTGTTGTTTGGATCAAGAGTGTTCAGGAGTCTTTTATAGATGTCAACATCTTGAGTTCCCCTAGCGTATTTTCTGTTTACGTGAAACTCTCTATTCCTTCTGTTTATTGCAGAATCATCTGGAGTTGAGCCATTCCACTGCGCCTCGATTGCCTTTGCATAGCTTAGCCCATACTCGATTGACTGCTTCTCTGCTTGCGGAGCAAGGGGATTTGGAAAGGACTTACCCGCCTTTGATGAGTTACCGTACATTGTTGATGGAGTGCATTTTTGCAAATATAGTAAATGTAGCGGTGGCCTTAATTATACTTGTATCTGCGAAAAAATTTTGATTCATTGAAATTAGACGGCTTCACTTTTGGCTTGTACTTCTGAGACGCCAGAAGGCAAAGTCCAGAACTGATTGTAAGGTCAAATTTTGTTCTGTTGTCAATCTTATACCCCACCCAATCTTCTAGAGTTCTGTTAAAATACATTTTTCCCATTTCTCCAGTCTCGTGATTTGCTCCGACATAATCATGAACGTATGCCTCTATAGCGTGTGCATGAGCTTGAATTACGTCCTGAGAGTTTGATGGAATTCCTTTAGTCTTTACGTTGACCTTGGCAGAAGAGGACATTAAATGACGAGGTCTATCCATTAGATATCCATCGTAACCTCTTGATTCAAAGTATCTTGCAATGCCGTACTTGTTGTTCTCAATGAGAATTGGGTATCCGTAGAAAACAGCGGCCATAAGCACATCTTCGTAAAAGATTTTAGCCAAAGGTGGACGGGACGCATACTCCAGTACAAAGGTGTTTGATGGATGATCCATGCTAAACTTATTGTAAAGGTGTAGCGCTCCTTTCGACCCCCGTCCATCGACGGTGGCGTCAAGGTCGTAGGAGTCAACCCCGCCCACCCCCAGCTCTGCATTAGGTGCAACACGTTTGCCCTTTTCTGTCTTAGTTTTGTTTCTAAGCTCATTAGGTGGCATCCATGAAACTCTGAATCTTCCATTTGGGTCTGCAGAAAAAACAACTTCTTTGTCTTTTTCTCCGTTCTTCCAAACAAAATTACCAGTAACAACAGGGTTAGGGAACAACTCATCATTGTACTGAATCTGCTCGTAAATCTTACCCACATTAAAAATGCTCCCCTCAATACTATCTCTAAACGCCTCATCTGTAGTAAAGGGAAACTGCCTAATAATTTCGTTCATCTCGGAAGCGTCGTGCTTCAGTGCCTCTCTTTCGTTTTTGAGATAAGTACGGGCTCCGAGCTCAACGTCTACACCATCAATGCCCTCAACGGGGGACTCAGGATCTTCATGTACGGCCCTTCCGTGCTTGTCAAAAAAGCCCTCCAGCGCCATGTCTGCAGGGATAAAGAGTCGGTAGAGTCCTGATCTAGTCCTCCCATTTTTGTTCCTCTCGTCTGGATCTGAATCCCTCCAAAGGTCTTTGTACTCTTTTCCCCCTTTGTCCATCGGATTGACGGTGCTTCCCACCATTGCTTTTCCGACGATTTTTCGCCCGACGATCAAACAAGTCCGTTGAATCCTCCAGGCGTCCCTTATGTCTGTAGGTCTTTCCCATTTACCAGCTTCGTCTAGATAGAGCAAATGTAGCTTTTCTCCGTCATAGGCGTTGTTGGTAGTATTCTTCCAGTTTATGACCGTATTAAGAGCCTCGCCCGTCTGCGTAGTCTTATTGTTCTTCGTGATTCTCTTAGACGGCTCGCGAAAAGCCAGCTCCATGCGCGGATTGGTTGTTCCATCCTGAATAGGTTTAAAGAAGAAGGGATAGTGTCTGAACATGTACACCACCTTCTTCATAAATATATTCTCTTGGGCGTCCTTACCAGTCTTTGACTGTATCCCCAAGAGTTTGTCTTTTACTTGTGTGGCTTCGTCTAGAAGCACAGCAGAGCAGATATTGGTATATCCACTCCGCCTACATTTAGTATACAGCTGCCCGATACATCGGGGGTCCGCCTCACACGCAGACAAATGTACGAAAATTTCTCTTTGGAACTCTAAATAGTCTGGATACCCGATATCCATTCGGGTCCACTGAAGCATCATGTAATGCCTGCCCGTAATATATGTAGGGACACCGTCGTTATAGAACCAAAAGCCTTCACGCCTACGGCGAAACTCCTCTTCGATATACGGACGAAACTTTTCTCTGAAGGGGCGGGGCATCTCGGCCCACTCATCCATACTCTTAATCCGAAGCATTTCCTCAGGCATAGAAACCCTTTCCCACAGCTGCATGTGGTTTGGCTTTCCATATCCATAAATTTTCTTTTTGGGAGGCTGAGCGGGAAGTGCAATGTCCAACCCACCGATTCGAACAATCTCTCCTTTCGTACCGTTGGGGCAAATTGCGATAAAATCATTCGCATCACTAGACATTTTTTTCATTTAATTGTACGCCTGACAGGATTCGAACCTGTGACCGTCTGCTTAGAAGGCAGATGCTCTATCCAGCTGAGCTACAGGCGCATGCCTTAGCCCTTGCTGTTTCGTTTCTTTGGCCTGTTATTGGCTCTGTTAATGCTTGCTTTCAAAAAACCTTTAATTTTCGATCCTCGGTGAGCGGCATCCTTGCCGTCTCCATTTCCATAAGTCTTTTTCTTTCTGTTGTACTTGTTCAGGGCAACACGATACTTCTTTGCAGCACGAGTCTTCCCGTACTTCCTGTATTCTTTTTTGTAGTCGCGTTTTTTTGCCATTTTTCCAAATAAGACCGCATGTACTAGACAGAGCTGCTAAGATACCAATAAAGCAATAAGGACACATGATTGTATAAATATACCATCATCTACCTTGACCTCTGTACTTCTTGGAGTAGTGCTTAGAGGACTTGTTATTAGAGTGCTTTGTCTTAGAGTGGACATCAGCCCTCTTTATTCTTTTTTTTTGAACGTAAGTTGACGCTTGTTTTGCCATTGTTTTTAATTTGTCCGCAAGGTGGGACTTGAACCCACATGTGACCAGTTACCCTTTCTACAAGGTATAAGCTTGAGGGGATACTCGCGGTTAGTCCTCAAACTCATCGTTCCAGGAGTCCTCCCAAAACTTAAAGTCTGTTCTATTGTACTGCCATACTATCTTTTTCCAATCACTTAGAGAATCTTTCAGCGAAACCTCCGCTGTAGTCTTTTGCTTCTTCGATTGATCCATTAGTGCTAATGTCTTTGATCATTTGCTCCAATCGCTGTCTTTCAACGATTAGCTCTTTACAATCCGTAGCTGTTTGTTTGATTGACTGAAGCTCTGCTTTTCTCGCAGCACCTCCAGCCTCTGGATCAACTGGCTTTTTAACCTCGTCGATCATGTTGTTGATGGCCACCTCCATTGACGCCATAAGGCGCTGTGCAGCTTCAACCGTTGTGAACTTCTTCTTCGACATAGTATATATCAGTGTAATCAACCCTGTAGTACTCTACATCGTCTATTTTGAATCGGTAGTCCATGTTCTTTTTGAAGCTCACCACGTCTCCAACCTCAAGGCCAAGCTCTTTGGTCTTCTCAGACTCAAATGATACTACCCCCTTTGTGACAGGATCCTCCTTGAGTTTAACCACCTCGATAACCTCCGACTCAGACTCTTGTTCTTCCTCGACAGGCGAAAGAACTACCCATCCTCCAAGAGGATGAACCTTGCCAGTGTCTTTTGATTTGTAAGCAATGGCTTGATTGTTTACCACCGAAACGCTTGGATCACAATACCTTACTAGGTAGTGGTCTTTATGCCCAGTTAGAACTTGACCCTCATTAAGAACTACTAGGTGGTGAAAGAACAAAGTATCTCCTGGCTGTGCGCCAGTCTCATACTTAAAAGGAACAGCAACCAAAGGGCCAGCATTAACGCGATGCTTAAACTCGTTGAAGCGGTTGTCCACATATAGCTCCAGGCCCGACGAAGTTTTAATAGTGTCATTGATTTTCTTTTCAAGTTCAACGACGAAGAGATTAAATGTCTTCATTAAATTAGAAATTGAGATCGAATTCAAGCAAACATGGCATGTCGTCTACGACTTTCCACAATACCTGAGACTCGTCTTCCTCTTGCAAATATACAAGATATCTCTTCTTTCCATGCACATGTAAGTGCTTTTCATCCATTACTATAGCGCTAACTTTGCCTCTGCCAGCGTTCATTCCGACGTAATACGCCATGGCATCCTTCGGGTCTCGCCCGATGATAATTTTTCTAATAAGTCCTTCCATTTTAATTTAGTGATATACCCAGCCCATTTAAAAGGTCATCTAAGTCTGGACCGTTATCGGGCGGAGTGTAAGAGTCTTTCATAAAGTCGGTGATGATTTCAAGCTCATCTATGGTTTGCATGTTGTAGTTGAAAAAAGCCTTCATGTTGCTTTGATCTTCAGTTATTGGCTCAAGCAGTCCAATCACAACAGCAGAAATAATACGATCCTCCATGCCATACTTGTGTACAAGCTCTTGAATTGCTCCAGAAATCTCCTGTATTTCGTACCAGAAGCCCTCTTCTTCCATATCTTCATAGTTCCCCATACCTCAATTATGCCTAAAAGTTCCGTGTCAAAAAAGAAGCTCTTCCGAGACTTCTCTAAACTGAATCAAAGGTACGTCAAAAAGAACTACCTAAAGCACCTTAGGTCCGTCACCAATGACTTCTGCAGAAGGTACGACATCTTTGAAAAAGAGCTGCAGTTCATGCTATGGGCATACGATCTAGAGTTCTGGACGTTGGCGTATGCGTCACAAGACTACGGGTACAACAAGAAAAAACTAGGAGAGCGCATTGTATATGAGTTAGTTAACAACGGTTACGTATACAAGCACTTTAACAGGCTAACTCCATCAGACACATTTGAAGACCATCTGTTTAGAGATGAAACCAAGTATAACTACAGAGTCAGGTACGCTCTCACCCAAAAAGCAAGGCTTCTCGTCCAGACATATTACCGCTGTCTAGAAGGCGCTGATACTTCAGCGGATGCACCGCAATCTTAAATCGATCCATGTACTCAAACTTTTGACGATCGAACCTGTACCCAAGGCCTATGTGTTTGACGATGTCCTCAATACTTGAGTCAATGTCGTCGTAGTCTACCTCTAGCACATTTGTAAAAAGAGCTCGAACACCCTCAAGTTCAATAAGAGCCTGAGAAATTATCTCACCGTATTGAAACGGGAATGCACCCCCGACACCGCTAGGAAACTCAGACTTCAGTGACTCAATAACCTCAAGAGGGTCTCTGTTTATAATCACTATCGGACGATCTCCGTATGCGTTGTAAAAGTCCTTTGCCCACAGCGGGAAGCTGGAGTCAACCCCACCGATTGGCGAGAGTATTCCAGGCCACAGATCCCCAGGCATAGTACCTTCCATTACACGTAGTCCAGGCTCATGCTCACAGCAACACATCGTGTTTAGGTAATGAGCCATCCAAGCCCCGCGAGTACGGGGCAAACCAGTCACAAAAAATGACTGTCGTTCATTATTTTCCATTCAACTTAATTGTCAATCCTTGAGGCTCTTGTACTTGTTTCCTTTCCCCTTGATGCTGTGGACAGGAAGAGCTGTATTGTAGATCGCAATATCTAAAATCTCACCATTCAATCCAAGCGTTCCGTCGCTTTTTCCCAAAACGTGATCAATCGGAAGCGCAACGGTGAGACCATTTGGGTTTACCAATACGGCATCAGCGATCTTGTCCCCGTCTATGTTGTAGATGTCACCCACAGTTGCGAAACTCGTTCCGTCTACCACGATGGCAATCATCTCTACATCTGATCCAAAAGTATAAGAAGTAGTGCTGTTGGCGGTTGAGTTTATGGGGTAATCCCTTTCTGCAGAGGCAGCCTTGGTTCCGTCGGCTGCATAAATGACGGCTGCGCCTCCAGCCTTGATGCCCCAGTGAGCATCATTTGACGTCCCGCTAACCAACCACGTATCATTGGTGTAGTCACCATTGGTCCATGCACAAATTATTGTATATGGTGTGGTTGATGGGTTTATGCTTTCTGTAGAGGCAAGGCTCATGACGTTCGATCCGTCGCAGGCAAAACTACTCAAAGCGGTGCTGATAGTAGAGTGGGCATTACCTCTTGATTTAGCTGTAGGCTTTTTTGAAGTAGTAGCTTGAGTAAAGCTGTTTGTGTTATCACCCTTGCTGGTCTTTGATGCAACTTTCGCTCCGTTTGTTTCGCCGTGCGCGACAAATCCTAATTTTATTCTTCTTGCCATGATTATGCTGTGTCTAGATCCACAACAGCGAGGGTAATGGCTGATGTGGTGTATCCTGGAGCGGTAAAAGTAATTGAGATTGTATAGTTGCTTGTTTCCACGGAGTTGTCCGTTATATCAGTGACATCACCAAAAGTAGTAACGTCTACCAAGGCGGAGCCACCCGATTCGAACTCACTAAGATTAAAGCTTGCTTGATCTTGATCACTTAGATAGATTGCTCCTGCTCCAGAAGTCTTGTATCCAAAAAGAGCCCCTGTCGTTGACGCCCCAGCCACTGGGTTGTCCGAAGAGTCCAGCCTGGTTATGGTGACGCTGAACGTGCCGCTTGTTTTTTCCCCAGCCGAAATTCCTTCAAAATTTAACGCATCATTGATGGCGGAATCCGTATACGAAAGAGCAAAAACAACGTTTTCATCATCAGGTGCATCCACGGCAAAAAAGCCAACGAAGCTGCCTAATTCAATTATTGATTCAGTAACGCCCGAAGCAGTCAGTGTGTTTCCTAGTCCAAGCATATCAGAGGGTCTTAAACATTACTTCGTAGTAAACCTTTCCCTCATCGTCACGACAAGCTTTGAGGCAGCGACCACGATTAAAGCCATCATGCACATAACTGACGTGAACCCAATCAGGATTGTCTGTATCACCAAATTCCCACACCATCTGATCAAACTCAACGTTTTCTCGTATCCACTCGAAGATTTCAGAGTTTGTACACTTTCCGTATACGTCTGCATCAAGGTCGAGTGCTCTCCCTTCCATGTGTTGACTACGAAGCGAACCGCCGATAGCACGGTTGAGCTCAGGCCCACGATAGCCTGACGACACGTATATAGGGCACCCGAAAGATTCCCTAAGAGGTTGAAATACATGTTCTGCAATCGCCTTGAGATTTTGGATGATCCATTCATCGTCTGGAGTGTTATTGATTCCCAACCTTGAAGCGGTAGTGCTTTTTGTGCACTCCTTAAGTGTTAGGTTTTTAGATAGTTGCATGTCGATTAACGAATTTTTACGATCCAAAACTTGCACGGAATTGATTTTTCTCCGTACAATGAGATCAGCAAGCAGCTCAAATTTACGAAATTCAGTTTAATCCCTTAATACCTTACACAATGAAATTTACCATTGCAGCAGCCGCCTTAGTAGCAGTAGGACTCCTCTTTATGGATGACGCAGCATCAAAGCAAAATCGTTTGCAACAGCGATACAACTCAGCTCAGGCACAAGACCTGATCATTGCAATCAACCACTTGAATTCTCCAATGCCGTGGGAACGGGATTGATAGGATGTATATAGAAAGAAAAAGGGGCGCAAGCCCCTTTTTTTATGATCTAAATCTCATGATCTTTAGTGCCTTCTCCATGGCGTCGTCTCGCGACATCATTCTAGAGGGCACTCTTTGTCTAACCTGATTTTGATAGATGTAGTTGGCAATCTCCTCTGGCTCCATCTGACGATCTTGAAACTGTCCCGTCTGAGGGTTTCTCACTTTAATGTTCGTGGGAACCTGACCAGTTCTGAGATAAGGGGCCAACACATATCCAGTAAATGACTCTTCATACTGATCTGGCATAGGGGCCTTCGAATCCATGATTTCTTTCTTAGGAGACTGAGAGCTCAGGCTTGCCTTCATGGGCTTCATGGGGGACAAGTCAGTGGGTCTAACTGGTGTGGGCTGAGGGTCCTCCTCAACAGATCCTCGATCCATATATATTGCTTTAATGGGGGCTGCGGTTGAAGATACCGCTGTGGTGTACCCCATATTGTCTGCAATAGATCTTGCAACATCTGAACTAGAGCCAGTAACTTCCTGACCTGGGTTTTGCATAGCAATAATATCCAGGAGCTGCTTAGCTGTTAGCTCAGGGGGATCGTTTTTGTCTCCCTCGTCAGCGTAAACACCCCCATCACCCATGACCTTCATTCCGTACTCTGCTTTTTTTCTTTCAAAGTACTCCACCAGCTCTTTCGGCATTTTTTTTCCATCATCAGCGTACATATTCATGCCGCCCATCCCCATCATATTCTTTTTGCCGTATTCAGCCATAGGGGTCTTCGTTCCATACATGGCCTCACTGTTCTGACCACCGTTTTCATACATTTTTCCTCCGTCCTCGTACATTTTTCCGCCCATGCCATATTCCTTCATGGCTTTCATGCCCATTGCGGCGTACTGCTGCTTTTCCTTTTCACTAAGGCTGTTCATCCCGCCCATGCCCATCATGATCTTCTTTCCGTACTCGGCCATCGCCATGGGGGTTTTCATTCCATACATGGCTTTCTTGCCCGTAATTTTTTCGTAGGCCTCGGGGGATTCCTTTTTTAGTGCTCTAAGTCCTGCGTTCATATCAGCTTGCTATAAAGATTTCGACCTCGCACGAAGATGTGTCAGCTAAGGCCTCGATTTCGTCAATGTTTGTAAATGATACGGCAGCTCCCGTTCCTGCATCATTGGCGTCACCAACCGAATTGCCAAGAATAAACGAGTCTTTGGATTCGATCTTGACGAAGTACTCCTGAACACTTGTTTCCCTCACGCGAAGCGTGATAAAATTTGAAGCATCAAGGTTGGTAATTCTGATATGCTTAGCCGTAGAATCAGCGATGGCAATACCAGAAGCGGCTGCCGCGAAGTTTACTAGGTCGATATACCCTGAAGTCGGTACATCTACAATTCTATGCAAGACTTCGGTTACGCCAGTGATGGTCTGAGTGTTGGTTGCCCCGTGGGATGTCCCGTTCAGGGTGACCGCTTCTGTAATGGTTAGTGTCAGATCTGCCATGGATGCAAATATAGACTATTTACAGTTACCTAGGTTTGTCTATCCCGTACTCGATGTAGTTGATGTAATCCCTAGTTTCTTTTGGGAGATACTGTATCCATTCCCTGGGGTCTCCCTCAATGTCAACACCCTGTTCTCTCATCCTGTTGAGGAACTTTCTTACGTTACCCTCACCGTAATTATAAGAGGCATAAATTCTTGCCAACTTGTTCTCCTCAGGAATATCTCTATTGGAGATCATATCAAGCTCCATGAGCGCACCTATTTTGGCATCACGCATTTGCTTGCTGTGCTGAGGGTTAAATGGGTCAAGACCTTTAGGAATCAGTCCCCTTTGCTCCAGATCCGCTTGAGTTCCTGGCATAATCTGCCACCTTCCCCGCGCACCCGCTGGCGACACCGCAGTGTCAGGGTTCTTTTCACCGCCACTCTCCATAAACATCTGCCGCGCAATCCTTTCTGAGGCAGAATCTACGAACTGACCGCTGTAATCCACTTCAGGGTGGATGTATGTTTCGGGGTCATCCACGTACATGACCTCCCCGTTCGGCCCAAGGGCTACAATTTTGCCTTTCGGGGGGTCTCCTTGAGGAGAGTTCTTGAACCCGTTCTGTGCAAAGTATGACATAGGGTCTTGAACCCTTGTTTTTCTTACCTGATACCCCTGTGGGCGGCGTGTTCTTGTAATCATCGCTTCATTACTTTCATTGGTTGAGTCTTGTTGACCCTCATCTTTCCCCCGAAAGACATTCCTTGAGGCGGTTGTTGATCAGGGTCCATAGCGCCATAAGCTACCCCTGCGCCTGATGCCGCAAGAGAATACTTAAACAAGTTAGAAATAGCTTCTTTTTTCTCATTGTTGATATTCATTTGGCTGATGGGTCTGTTGCCAGAGTAAGAAAAATCAACAGCCTTACCGCCCTTCAAGACATCATTAAACATGTTTACAATTCCAATCTTTCCTTTCGATAAGTTGTCCTGAAAAGCCTGTCTGAACACATTCATTATGGATGACTCGTCTAGCTTTGAAAAATCACCTAAAAGAAAAGCAACCCTATCCTCTTGACTTAGGGCTTTTATGTTTGGATTGTTGGACGGGTTATTAAGAAGAATTTCTGCTACCGATCTTTGCAGCTCGCGTGTTCGAGCTGTAATCTCTGGGGTGCTTGCAAGATAAAGTTCGGACCTGCTTAGCGCATCTCGTCCAGACCCGTCTTTTACATATTGCTGAAGCTTAGGATTAACGCTTTCAGATATACCTGACGAAACCTTTTTTGCAATGTCAGAATCTGACCTTAAGAAGTTTGCGTCAACAAAATGCTGAGCTTCATGCGCAGCAGTGGATTTATCTCCCCTAAACTTAGGGTTTATTGCAACGCTTTCTTGAAGCGGTCTATACATTCCAGCAGCAGCGTCACCAACAAGGGAGCCATCAAAATCAAGGGTTGTGTCTGGAGCTCTTTGTCCCCTCAGAAAAAGGGCCTCAAGCTTGGTTGCATCATTGTCTTCAATAAGGGTTTGAGCATACCTTTCCTCATTGAAGTCTGGATGAAGTGCGTTGCGATATATTTTGTTTGATTCTTCTACATCGTAATCAAGGTCAAAAAGCTGCTTTTTGGATATCATAGCGGCATCCTCATAGTCCAAGTTTATTGCGTCTTGCATTTGAGAAGCAGTAGGGTTAGACCCAATGAGAGTTTTTCTGTAGTGATCTTGAACCTGAGGGTCAGCAAAGTATCTTCTTACGAACTCGTTTCCCTCACTTGCGACTTCATCTACCACAAGCCCCTCCCGAGGAGTGTGCTTGCTAACAACAGCTGGAGAAAAAATATCTTCAGGAGGCTTCCTGGAAGGAATAAAGCCCGTGTTGATTTTAGGCCCCTTATATCCCGACTTTTTAAGTGTGCCAACTCTGCTTGGCTCTGCAGATGCCAGACCGACCCCCATATTTTCTACTGGAGTCTTCAAAACCCTGTAAGCATCACCTGCTCTTTTTATTGCTTGGCCAGCAAGAAGGGCCACGGGCTCCATAGGTGCTTCACCCGCCACCGCACCGAACACCATGTTTGGTCCTTCAGATGGGTCAAAAGACACCGTTGCATACTCTCTTGCCTCTTCTGGTGTGAGCCGCCTATCTACATTCTCTAAATACTCCTTTCTTTCGGGAGTCATGAACCCAGATGTAGTTGGGGAATACTTCTCGGGGTAGGCTGCCTCTCTCGATTGCTGCAATGCTGCCTGATTTGCCTCCTCTGCACTCACCCTAAGAAGCTCTCCGTTGGGACCAAGCTTAAAGTTCCCACTATCTAGCATCCGTTGGACCGCTTCAGATCCTCTATTTGGTGATTTTATTACTCGTATAGGCATAGATACAGCTATTGTTGTGTCTAAAACAAAGATACCGATTCTTTTTTTCTATGTTTCAACAGTAATGAGGCCATTTTTGTCTTGATCACAATAACATCGCGAAGTTATAAAACAATTTTTGAAAAGTCAACCGTCAAGTGACTGTTCATGTAACGTCGCTTACGGTATTGATTATGAGTAAGTTAGATTATTTGACCTGTTTCAAGGCAAATTAGGGACTGAATCGAGATCCGTCGAAAAAAGGGGTGAGATATGTACACCGTGGGGATTATATACATACACAGACACGCGCAGACCAAACCCGAAACGGGTTTGCAGACCCCACCCCCTGCACTAAAGTGCAGTTTTTGCTACAACTTTCAGCTTTTTGCCTGACTTTCAGTCAGTTAGGACTGGTTAGTTCAACCCTTGGTTGACTAACTTTGCAGGCGTGTTGCTCCGAAGGAGAGGACAATCCCCCTTGTAACTCAGTGAGTTACAAACATAACCCCACTACTGGGGCTTCACTGACTACTCTTTCAAGGTCTTGACCTTGACCTGATTTGAGTTGGCAGTCCCTTCACGCAGTACCCTAGGAGTCAACTAGTTGACCGTTGGTACCGCGACCTTTACTCTAACTCGTTAGAGTACCGATGCCGAACCACTGAGATATGTATTAAATGAAACGAAACTCTATGAGTTTCATTTAATACATTATCTCATGTCAAACTTCCAATTCTCCGACTGCAAGAAAGCGGTCAACCAAGCTCTCTTCCGTCCAACCGCTCAGCGCAAAGCCGCCGCAATCAAAGCTTTGCAAGAAGCTTTGGACATTGTCTCTAACCTCGAAGAGGTTAAAGACAAGCCGAAGGCGAAGAAGCGTCGTCGTAAGACGACGAAGAGGACACCTTCACAGAAGGTGGCAGACCGCCAAGACAAAGCGGCACTCAAGACCAACGAAGTTGGTCCAATCAAGCCTTCGAAGAAGGCTAAGACAGCTTCCGTTAAGGAAGCTGCTGAGTCAGCCAAAGCTGTCAGCGTAGCCACAGGAGCTGCTCAGAGAGCAGCCAAGAAAGCTCAGCTGAAAGCTGAGGCGGACAATAACGACAAGATTGCTTCGTTAGAAGCAAAGATTGAGGCTCTTACGCAGTGCTTGGCTCTGCACATGGAGACCACGTCTCTGACTTCTGCTAACGAAGTTAGCACCGATGTTCCCTTCTAATCGGTTAGTATCTCTTACTACACACTCTCTTCATTTATGAAGAGTGTGTAGTTAGAGAGACAACCACTCAAAATGTCAAACTTCAAACCCCAATCCTATGGATAAGCACTTACGCCGTCAGCTTATTGCTGACCTCCTGACCTCTTCGTTCGACTTCGACCTCCTCACCTCTACGGCTGAGTGGGACGAGCTGACCTGCGACGAGCAGATGACCTTGGCTGACCTCATCGACTGCTGAAAGCAGTACAGGTACTCTGATGAGCCTTGTATAGGCGAAACACCCCTTGGGGTGTCAGTATCAAACTTCAAAAACCATCTACGATGACAAAAGACGACATCCGAGATTTGGCTATCCTCATCACTGAGGATTTGCTCGACTACGCACCTGACCTGCTGAGCGACAGCGTTGCAGAGGTTCGCGGTGAGTACACACCAGACACGTTTGACCTGCAAGATTGCATCTTCGATGCCTTGCTCAAAAACATCAAGCAATGAAAATGATTGACAACCTTATGCTCCTGCGCTACCTGAACGTGCAGAGCGGCAACGGATTCTCCGTTGACAAAGACCTCAACGGCTACAGCCCCACACGGGAAGCGTATGCAGTGGGCGGAGCGGCGGATTCCGTCGAATGTGTGGACAACAACTTGTTGTCTTACAACGCCTTCAGCTACACGATGGAACTCTTGATTGAGTTCATGAAGCGTCAGCTTCAAATTCAACCACATCCCTATACGCAGGTAATCGGTGCATGGGTGAACGACGACAACTACGCCTTCATCGAGGTCTCCGACATCGTGTTTGACCGCGAAGAGGCTATCGCCTTAGGCAAGAAGCGCGAAGAGGAAGCCATTTGGGACTTCAAGAACAACTGCGAAATCAAACTCAAATGAACACATACGCATACTACGTCTACTACGGGCGCGATCGAGACGACTGGCGCAAGGACACCATCCAAGCACCAACGTTGGAGCGTGCCATTTGGAAGGCACAAGCGGAGTGGGCTTTTACGGGCTACACCGTCTGGAACAAGACCTTCAAACTCATTGATAATCAGTAAATTAACCCATCAAACTTCAACAAATGGTACAACTACTATTCAACATCAACCTCGCACTGGCGGGTGCCTGCGGATTCGTGGGCTTCATCATGCTGGCAGGCATGGCAATGGACGCTGTTAATAACTTGAAAGACAGCGAGTTATGAGAAAATACTTCAACAAATTCTTCAACCCTTTCCGTGGGTGTTCTCACGATGAGTTGGTTCTCTCATACTTGCACATGAGCGACGCAGAAGACCGCGAAGGTGTGGAGATGGTGGCTGAGGCATACGATGAAGACACTTTCATCGACCTTCGTCCCTTCGGCATTGCCACTCGGGACTTCCAATAATGTTAGTATCTCTTACTATACACTCTCTTCATTTATGAAGAGTGTATAGTTAGAGAAACTTACCACTCAATGTTAAACTTCAAACCCTTTCTTATGGACAACTTCTTTAGACAACCTGTGGGACGTGCGGTCCTCTATCTCAACGACTTGCACTTCGGCAAGCATCTCAATGACCTCAATCGGTGTGCTAGGCTTGTGCCTGATGACGTAAAGGGCATGGCTTCCATGCTGTCCAACACCACCTACCTGAGCGATGACGCAAAGGATGCGGTCATCGACACCCTTGTTGGATGGGCTAATGACGCTGAAAACTCCGAAAACTCCGAATCATGAAATTCACACTCAACTTCAAGACCACGCTACCACATGTAGCTATGACCACAGCATACGACGTGGACAAGGACAGAGACACCAACATAGAGATGGACACATCCATCGGGATTGACCCACGCCACCAGTATGGTGGATGGTACGAAACCTACGACGTAGAAACAGGCGGTGACCGCTTCTATGCAGGAGGTGTACTTGAAACCCTCGACACATCAGACGGAGACGGGAACGAAGCCGTGGCTCTAG